CGTGGTCATTTTTTCAGACCCCTATTCTGGTATAAACTCCTATAACCTACTCGCTCAATCTATTCAGGAAAGGACAGAAGACGGTAAAAAGTATTACGACCTTTACACTGTTTCTCACTTGCCTACTTCCATAATGAAAGAAGACGGTTTGCCCTTATTAATGAAGATAATCACGATTACTTCTAATTCAGTTGTTTTTATTGATGGTTTAGAAGGGGTAGACAGGAAATTAGAACCTGACATTACCTTTCAAAATAAAGGTGATGGTTCTAAGTTTCTTTCAAACAACGGTTTGTATGAAGAAATACCGTTAAACATTCAAAATAATTTGGAACAAGAAGATGAAGGGGCAGTTTTAGACGCTAGACAGGGACTTGTTTTAAAGAAGATGATAGAAGGCTTAAGCGCTAGGATACAAGAACTTGAAAACCAGAAATCAATTATTCTTGAGAAATGATATGAAAGTTAAATTGCTAAAGAAATTGAGGAAGAAGGCGAGAGAAAGAATCTTCATCGTTGAGTACTGTGATGCCTTGAAAGAGAGGACAGGGTATGATTACGTTATCCACTACCCTACTTCTTACGGTAATGGTTCCATAGAGGAACTTAGGGAAGATTCCGCCTACCTTATATGTAAGGTTAGGAGAAGGAATTTCATACTAGATGAGATTGATTCTAAAAAGGAGAAGAGGAACAAGAAACGGAGGAGACAGGCAGAAAGGCGAAGACGCAGGGAATGGGAAAAGAATGAGAGAGAACACGAGAAACTACTCAAGAAAAGTAAAAAGTTGGACTATTAACAAGGGAAAGGTATGTTTAAGAAAGAAGACATAAAAGTAGGCAGGATAATACTGCCAGGAGGAGAAGGATGCGTGATGAAGAGAGACACGTTGATCCCTAGTATGAGGACCTGCCTCACGTACACGGTTCAGGATGTTCTTGACGATTATGGAAAGATGCTAGCGGAGTGTAGAACTGACTCTACTACTCAAGAACTCAAACGTGAAGGGGAATAGAAGGAAAGTAGGTATAGAATTAAAACTCAGTAGTAGTGAAAATTATAATTTAGGAACACATGAAAAACGTTAAAGTAAAAATTAAGTGTGATAGTCCGTATGGGGTACCAGAGTATAAGACTACCGGTTCAGTAGGCATGGACGTCCGCTTTTACGAGAGAGGAGAAGAAAAAGTAGTACTAAAACCTGGTCAAAGAAGACTAATGGGCACTGGACTGAGAATCCAACTACCGGAAGGGTACGAGGCACAAGTGCGCCCTCGTTCTGGACTCGCATTGAATCAAGGAGTTACCGTTTTAAACACTCCTGGAACGGTGGACGCAGACTACCGTGGAGAAATCGGTATCGTGTTGATAAACAACTCATCATGTGACGTTGAGATCAAGTCAGGAGAGAGGATCGCTCAACTCGTCTTTCAAGAAGTAGCGATAGCCCAGTTGGAAGTAGTAGAAGAATTGGATGAAACCGATCGTGGTAGTGGTGGATTTGGCCACACCGGTAAGTCTTGAAAAATTTTGGTCCGGGAATGAAAATTTTCCCGGTTTCTTTTTGTAGTCTAACATATAATTATTATATTTGTGTATTGAAATAAGACAATAAAAATCAAAGAAATATGGATAGAGACTTTGCGAAACAGGCTTTACTTAGAGGAGAAAAAGTTCATTTAGACTCTTGGGCGGATAATGAGTACGTGTACTTGAAAGATAACGTGGTATACGATGAGCATAACACTCCGATACCATCATTCATCGGAGTGATGGAAACCCTATCAGAATTCGGTTGGAGTATCTTCGCTGGTAAAGAGAAGAAGGAAAAACCTAAGAATGAACCGATTAGATTTGAAAATCTCCTACCCGCTCTACGTGAGAACTTGGTAGCAGCGAGAAGAAGAGCGTGGTTCGTTGACACTTTCATCTTCGCACAAGTACCAGCGAAGGTGGAGAAAGAGACAATTCAGGGGATGATTAGTCTACCACCGGTAGTGAAGGCGATCTTTGAAGACGACGGGACGGAAGAACTGTCTTATAGACATCAAATCGTTATGTCTTATAAGGGTATGGTGTCATACTACACTCCTTCAGGAGATGATCTCTGGGCAGATGACTGGTTAGTAATCAGTGAAGAGAACGCTTGGTCACCGTACTTGTCGGACATCCCGAAAGTTTAGAAAGTAGGGGCTGAAAAATGTCCCTTCCCTGTTTGAAGTTTAAAATATAATGATTATATTTGCATAAATAGTGTAATTTGATCAGTCTCATAGTTCAACGGATAGAACGAAGGTTTCCTAAACCTTAAATCCGAGTTCGATTCTCGGTGAGACTACGAAGTTAAATGTTAGTGAGTATTGATATTTAATTTTATGTTTGACACAACTAGTAAAGGAAGCATCAAACCTGTTGTGAAACAGACGCTTCCTACTTTGCTCCTTGATGTAACGGTTGCATACTGAACGGGTTCCTGCATAAAGACGCCGATTTTTGCAGAAGCGATTCATAATCTTCAATTTAATTTTACACACCCTCAGACTCTCTCGTTCAGTTGACCCAGTTCGATCCTGGGAGGAGCAGCGAGATAAACTATAACCGCATGGAAACAAGGAAGATAAGATTACAGTTCACTCCTCAGTTAGGGGAGAAGATAATGAAAGGTGAGGCACCTAACTATCAGGTGATAAACTCCTTAGGTAAGAAAATCCGCCTATTATGCACGGACCGCAAGACGCCTGAAGAAGAAGCGGAGGCCCCTATCATAGGACTACTGGAAGAGAACAACGGAGAAGTAGTGTACTACATTAGCCCTGAGTCTTTACAAGTACAAGTGGAAACGACAGACCTAGAAGTACTAGTACCTGGAAAAATGTACGGGCTCAAGTTCCTGAAACTTCACGATAGAGGAGAGAACGGTACACTTCACAACCCGCAAGAGTACTACATGATATTCAAGGGTTACGATAACACCAACCGCTTATCAATGGTTGCCGTTTTCAGTGGTGGTGATAACCCTTTCTGCCGTACTAGTACTACTTGGTACTGTGATTTAGGGGATGGTACCGCTTTGATCAGGGAATTGCCTGGAGAAGAACAGGTGAATGCCTTGAAGATATTAGAGTCAAGGTACAACGTGAAAGTGAATTTTGCCACGGGACACGCCAGTAAATTAAGAAGTACCCTTCCTAGTACTGTTCTTGCTGGTACAACTATCCTAGTTAGGAATAAGGAGGGAGAACCTTGGAGACTGAACTTGTACGCTTACACGGATTCAAACTCACGTGTTCACGGTCTTAACGATGAAGTGTTCACGGAAGCCGTTCTCCTCGAGGGAAATGAAGATTTATTGTCTCAATAGTCTATTTCATGGAAGAACTGAGTGAGAAGATAAGAGAGTACTTGACCTGCCTAGACGAGTTGATGGTCAGTGATGAGAGGGACTGTATTGATCTAGAAAATCAGCAAAGACTGTCCTACTTGAAAGGTAAGTTACTCGCTTATTGGGAAGTGAACAACAACTTACAAGACCTGATCAGGCAAAACATGATCAGGGTTCAAGACCAGGTTCAAGAGATAGCTGACATACTGAACCCGATAGTAAAGGGGCTCAGGAAGAAACTGCGATAAGTTATTTAACAATTTTTAACAAGAAAGTACTAAAAAATTAGTACTTTTCTTTTGCAGTTAGACATATAATTTTTATATTTGTATATCGAAATAAGTCAAACAAATAAAGTTAAAGATCATGAAAGCAATTATCGAAAACCAGATTGAAAACGTCAACACATTCAAAGCAAAAGCGTTCGTAGAAGTGTTAAACGCAGTGATGATGTCACAAGACGAAGACGAGTTGAGAGTCAACATGGCAGAAACGATTACTCCTGATTCTTATGAGGATGATTACTTTGAGTACGGTTGCGGTCACAATCACTTATGGGTGATGGATAAAGAGAGTAAGAAAAGAGTGATCTTCGTTGAGTTCCCAGTTGACTAAAAAGAAAAGAGAGAGGCTTCAATTTCAATAGATGATAGAGAGTTCCAGGCTCAGTGAAAGGCGAAGGTCTGGACTCTCACTTAAATTCAGGCAAAGATGGAAAGGACAGAATATAAAGTAGGTGAAGAGTTTCAAATAGGATTTAAAACCTTGAAATGTGTAGAAGGGCAAGTCTGCAAGGGTTGTTTTTTAAGAGGAAAATTCTTGGACTGTTGCATACTAGAAGAGTTTATAGGACCATGTATTTCGTATTCTAGGGAAGACGGTAAAGATGTTGTTTTCGTGGAAGTAAGGAGGGATGAAACACAGTATCAAGTGGAAGGGGAGGAAATGGAAATGACAGAAAGTCCTCATCGGTTGATCGAGTGTATTTACCTTAATAAAGCAGGCATCAGTAAGGGATGCACTGTTTCCTATCCAGCCAACGGGTGGGTATTGAACAATGGACTAGTAGAGGACCTCGTCAAGGAAAGAAAGAAGGACTTCGTTAAGTTAGTATCGTTTGAAATCAAGTAGTACGCTATGAGAGAGTTAATACAAGTAGTCGCTTGCCTGACTGTCCTAATCACGACAGTGGGCTGGGCGTTGACTTTCGTTCTAGTAAAGTGTAAGGTGACGGCCAGGACGGAGAAAATAGTACTCGCCTGTGCTTCTTTCTCACTAGGTACAGGCTTCGGTATGGGAATGGTAGGAGTGTTAATGTGTAAATGCTTAATGTGATGGATCAGTTAGTGACATTGGAAACGGCGAGACTCGCCTATAAGTTAGAGTATGATGGGAAGTACTTGTACTCTTACAGGGACGATGTACTTGTTCCTAACGCAACGTTTGAGCCTGAGTTCTCGGTTGACGTGGAAAGTTTAGACCTAGACGGGTCTGACGTGAGAGGGGCGAGGAAAATAGTGCAAATTGGTGAGTTACTCGCTTGTCCTACTCAAACTGCCTTGTCAAGGTGGATAAGAAAGAGGTATAAGGTGTACGTTCATGTTGATTGCAACGCCTCAGGGTGGTACTGGGAGATTGAGAAAACTAACGGTACTCACATTAAGGACTCAGGAGAAGAAGGACCGAACCTTGGTGGGTGTTGGGATGATTATGAAGAGTGCTTGGAAAACGCTTTGAGGGAAGTATGTATGATGATGATATTAAAAGGAGAATTATGGTAGAACCTAGTACTAAAATAGAAAGAAACCCTAAATTCAAAGTGGGTGAAATAGTTTATCGGGTTAATGGTAACGATACCAAAGAATTCTTGGTAGTGGCAGTAGGTATTAACATCGAGGAACTCATGAAAAACGAGCGTGTTGAGTTTGGGTACACTATCATTGCCAAACCTGTTGAAGAAAGTCCGGCTGTACGGGAACTTAGAAAACTACAAGAAATCCCATACAGTTTACTCACTCATGAGATTCAGGTTAAGGAGGAGGACTTGATAGGTGACGTTGGCGAACTTATCAGGAGCCAAATACGGAAGTATGAGTACAAGCAGGCAGAGATCGAGAAAAAGATCTGTGAATTGAAAGTGAAACTTGAAGAGAAAGGAATACCTTATGGGACTGATATGTAGATTAATATTTGTTATTCTTTTCATCCCCATAATGTTCATCGCTATCGGTGATAAACATGAATCGTATAAAGTACTGGATTAGTTAAGTGATAATTTCGCAGATTATGGCAAAGAAAAAGAGAAATAAAATCGTGTACATTCCTAACCAAGCCATTCATGAAAAGTGGTGGGCGGATGATTTGGAAGGCCAGAAACAATTACACCTCGAAAGAGAGTATCAGAAGAAACTGGCGAAATCTAAAAAGAGATAATCAGTATGGAAACGAAAAATTTAATTAGAGATTTAATCTCTGCATTGAATGGAGATGAGTATGAAGAGGCAAGGCGTATTACTGAGCAAATCATTGCTACGGGTGATGAAGAATTAATTAAGGAAGCAGAAGAAGTGAATTCTGTATTGTAGAAATAAAACATCTTATGGAAGTTAAAGAAGTGAAATTTAAAAAGTACATCCCTTCAGAAGGGAAGGCTTTGAAGGTGGTACAGAAGAATACCTTAGGAAACACGCACGTACTTTCCTATTCTTCTTCCTCGATAATCGTTGATGAAAATGACTTGGTCTGCCCTATTGAGGAAGTTGACCTTCAAGAATTTGAGAAATGGTGGAAAGAAAATAGGGGTCATTGCGGCCTTAGGTCTTTATATTAAAATTGAACATCATGAAAACAGTTACAATTCCATTCAATTTAGAGTTAGCGAAAAAGATTCAGAGCGGGGTAATAGAAGGGAGGATAGTAAACGGTGGGGGAACTGAGTTCGAGATAGTTAAGTGGGATGCCAAGGGTGATTACCCGCTGATAGGCGTTTATTTTGATAAAGAAGCTAGTGCCTCACGGGGTTTTGCATTCACTAATGAAGGTGAGTACATAAAGGAGAAAAAATCACGTATTGATGATTTACAATTAGAAGTTCCTGAGTTCTTGACTATCGGTGAAAACAATACGAAATTTATATTTATCTTCAAACTTTATAAGAGTGATGATAAATATCAGGTTAAGTATCATGCAATGTTTAACACTAATAGTAAATCCTTGTATAGGGATAGTGAATTAATGGTAAAGGAGGGGGACAATATTTATCCCTCAACACCTTCCGAGATAGTCATGCTAACCGAAGAGTTGAGGAGGATCGGTAAAAAGTGGAATCCTGAAACCAAACAGGTCGAGGACTTGAAGGAAGAACACGTGATTAAACCACTTGACTTGATACTAGTAAAATCCAATTGCTGGGAATTATGCCAATACGCATTTGTTAAAGATGGATGGGTTCATACCGTGGGTGGTTTAGCATTTAGCGAATGGATCCCTTATGAGGGAAATGAGCATTTACTAGGAACAACCATAGTACCGAAAGAATGAAAAAGAAGTACTACATCGTCAGTTTGAAGAACACGAAGGCGAAGGACGCCTCACTTACTTTGTGGAGGCCTGATAACGCAGGTTACACCTACTTTCTATGCGCTGCAGGCGTTTACGATGAGATAGATCCTGAATACCATGGAAGTGATGGGAATATACCGTTAGAGATCAATTCTCTAGTTAGATTAACTGTTCGTGGTACAGATGTTTCAAGATGTATAGAAAACACGAGAGACAATAGGGATCTGATCAGGAAAATGTGGAGAGAGGAATTGAAAGAGATCAAGAAGAAAAAGAAAGGATAGAACTTGTAAGTCTCAAATATAATTGTTACATTTGCACGTGACAAAATAAACTATCAGGGAATGGAAACAGTAGAAATAGTGAAAGAATTCTTGAAAGGGAAGGGGTATAAGGATATACTAGATGACCTTCCTAAGGAGAAGAAAGATTGGTCTTCTGGATCAGTACTAGTGTATCAATCGAAAGACATCAACAAGACCTCTTTGAAAGTATCAGTGATAGAAGAAGGGAGCATCTCTTTATTAGAAGTAGAGTACGGAGACATACCCTACGTCACTAGAGCGCAGAAGGTATTAGGGCGTTCTGATATTTCTAGTTTGGAAGAAACGTTGAAGAAAGTAGTGAAAACGTGCCTATCTGGTTATTACGAGATGATTCTAGGAGTAGTGATGGATAAAGCGTTAAGGCCATGAGTATAGGAATGATAGGCGTGAAGTTCACGGTAGGTGAACAGGGGCGAATTAGTAAAGAAAGGTTATCATTCCTTATTAAAATCATGAAAGGAATGGGGTTTAGTACTCCTAATTGTGTTAAAGATGGATATTACTATATTCGTTTCTGTAATAAAGTACTCTGCCTCACTGATAAAAACCGTTATGATAGTCTGGTTTTCCAAGAGTTGAGAGATGAAGATGACCTACTTATAGTACTCTCTGATTTCCTGGAAAATAACTATAACGGTTATAAGTTCAGTTTAGGCGTAGACACGAAACAAGTGAATGATATTGACTTAGGTCTATTTTTCAATATGTTATTGAGAAAAGGGTGGAAGGTTAGAGTAGTATCTCAAAAGAAATATTTCTTCCTAGATTGCTTGAAGAAAGTGGTAGACAATTCTGATTCTATTGATACCTATGACAAGGACAAAACCAAGTATAAGTTACCTGGTTATTTAATACTTGGCCTCATGGACAAGACAGTAGAGGATGGGGAAGTGAAGTTTAATTTATCAAATATATTAGTAATTTATGAAAGAATCAAGAAAAAGTTACAAGGAAAGACTCTCTCAGGAAGCGGTAGAAGTGTCACCGGAGTTGAGAGAGCAGACGAACCGATTAAGGTTGAAGGAGACCTCCCTCTCTTTGCAGAAGAGGATTATTTCAAACAAGAAGAAGGTATCAGAGATTGAAGTGCAGTTGGACTGTATTAAAGGGTACTACCCGCTTCCTATCGAGCAAATCATGGAGTTAGAATGTGAGAAGTCACGCTATGAGAAAGGCGTTGAGATGCTTGAGGAACTCCTTTACGAGTTATTCCCGGAAGAAAAACCTCAGGGAGAAGTAGAAGGGATAGGGGAAGTTTCGTTATGAAATAATTATCACGATCAGAGGGGAGAATATTGTCTCCCCTAATTTACTTTTATGGAGACAGAACTACTAATTGTATGCTTACTACTCTTCCCTTGTATCCTTTACCTCACTCACCACGTGTTGAGACTGTATAGGGACTTGAACGACTTAAGGGATGATTACAAGAAGTACAAGAGGAAGACATCGAGAAGGCTTGGGAAAATAGATTAGGTATGGCGAAGTTATCAAGGGATATGTTTCAGAAGAAGGCAGGGGAAGCAAAAACACCTACCGTTCAAGGACCTGTCAGGGTGAGGAATAAGAAGGAGATGGAAGAGGCACGTGTCAGGTACAACAAGTTGCGTCAGGAGTGGGAAGAGACGGAACAGGACCGAGTAGTAACCTTCTTAAATAGGAAATTCGATCTATCACTACCCCTCTTCAAAGGGTACCTTCACAAGATAAAAGAAGAAGAGGGGCAGGAGTATCTTGAACGTTACAAGAAGTACTCCATCATGCGGAAGGAGATGACGAAGTTAGAATCCGCCCTAGGTATACTACCAGACGGTCAGAAGACTCCTTTTGAGATCATGACTATATACAAGGATCAGATTCTCGAGATGCTAGGCAAGGACCTTACTGCTACTGAAATTTCTATCGTCTTGAAGAAGAAAGGGGAGAAGGTTCATCCCCGGGAGATAAGGAAATTTCAGTTGCAGCATTATGAAGAGGTGCAAGACATGAGGAAGAAATGGAGAGAGGACCTCTCTGACCTGTCAATCTCGGTGAAAAAGTCCCGTCTCAACAAGCTGAACTACCTCCTCATAGACCTCTACGAGTTATACAAGAACGCTGGTTTGTCCATGCGGTTGAACATATCGAAAGAGATAAGGGGGATACTTGAACAGGCTAGGAAGGAGGTTGAAGGCGAGGAACTGAAACTGACTGTCTCAGGGAAGATAGACGTTGAGGCGACCATAAACCACTACATGAGGGATTCAGGACTACTGCAAGGACTGACTATCCAGCAATTGGTGATCTCCCGTATATCGTCAAGACTAGGACTTAACTCTCAGTACTTCATGGACCGTCTCGCCTATTCTTTCTACGCTAAATGGAACGGGTTCAGGAAAAACGATGACCTCAAGACGAAACCTATATATCCCTCCGCTTCAAACTATGACATATTAGACCTCGAGAGGAAGTCAAAGGACTTGGTTGAGCATGAGAAGCAAAAGTACCCGCAGGCAGAAGACGCCGTGATCGTTGAGGACAACACGGTTAGGCAGAACCTCTTGAAGGCGTTGAAACGGATAGGTGAGAGGAAAGAGTTAGCGGATAAGGGTACTACTTCTTAACAAAGTTTAACAGTCAGTAGGTGAAAATTTACTGATTCCCTTTTGCAGTCAGACATATAAATGTTATATTTGTGTATTGAAATAAATCATTAAACAGTTGAAGGTTATGAAAGGAACATACACGATAGAACAGTTAGTAAAGGCAGCTATTAAGATGGGATGCAACCCTCAAGAGGCACGGAAGAAGATCAAGAAGTCGTATGACTACTACTTGAAGTTCAAGTCTGATTACTCCCTAGGGAAAGCAGCTCACTACTGTATGTATGTCGCACCTTAACGATTAAATTTAAAAGAAATGGCAATAAAACTAACAAACAGTAGACGGGAGGAGATAAAGATACTTCTCTTAAAACCACTTAAAAAAGACATTGAGTCCACGGTGAAGGAACTAGCGGAGATAGTAGGAGATTTTTTCTTGTACATATTGCCTGATGATGTTAGGAAAGTATGGGATAAGTATCCTTCCTTGTTTTCAAGGGTAGGCTCTGTGAGACTGGATGAGCTCATAGACAGTGACAAGTATCCTGAGCTGTTTAAGTTTTCAAGGAATTTTAGTATGTCATGGTTGTCAATTAACGCACCTTGTTTCCTTGATTATGAGGGCAAGGGGACCTCGTTAAAAAGGCAGTTCATGCAGTATCCCTACTTTCAGAAATACAGGGAGAAATTAGAGGAACTAATGCAGTTGGATAGGAAGCACAATAGTCTGAAAAATAAGATTTCTTGTGTCTTGGAGAATATCACCACTGTTACTCGCTTGAAAGAAGAATTCCCTGAGGCTTATAATTTATATTTCGTTGAAGTGATAAAGGACAATAAGAAGGAAGTGAAGGAAAGGCCGGCAGAGAACCAATGCACTAACACGGAAGAGTTAAGGGCAGAATTGTCTTCTTTGTTTAGTAAAGATAAACAGTCATAGCGACTGAAGTCAAAATTTCATAAATACTTTTTTATTTTGAACCGTCCCGCTTGTTGTGATAACACCGGGACATTTTTTATTTAAAAACTTTTGAAGTTTGAGAAACTTTCCTTATCTTTATGATCTTAAATTTAAGGAAATGTCTATAAATTCTGACTTAATAGAAAATTTGCTTGGTTCCGTGGGAGACATAGGTAATAAGACGGTGAGGGCGACACTTCACACCATGTACCCCAAGGAGTTTGAGTTGTACATGATCTCGGTGGAGTTGACAGACTCGTCTGACAACATCCTGGATTACTTGACTTTCCCCATAAATCCCAACTCAATAGTCAAGTCAGAACCCTACATCAAGACGATAGACAAGACACTGAACGGGGTGACAGTGGTACGGGGAACTGGGTTTACCCCGCAAGACCTGACGATCAAAGGATCATTCGGTAGGGCGTTTAAGATATTGGTACGCCAGCAAGAAACGGTTTTCACTGCACTCCGCAAAAATCCTAACCCTGAATTGTCATCAACGATTAAGAACGGGTACGGTACGTTTAAAGTCCTGCAAGAGCTATGCAAGAGATTAAATGTGAACGATTCAAAAGGACTCCCTAACAGGTTATACTTTCATAACTTTCCCTTAGGAGAATCCTATTTATGTGAGGTCATGAACTTCGAAGGGTCACAGGACCTTTCCACTAACATGATGTGGAATTACTCCTTGACCTTGAAGATACTCGCCCCTATCAACCTCACTACTGCAGAAAGGTTCACGAAAGTAGCGTTAGGAACGTCACAGAAAGTGATCATGTCTGCCGTGAATAAGACGAAGAATGTTATACTCCAAAACGTGTTGAGATGAAACCAGTAGAAAGAGTAGCGAAACTGATTAATTTTGACCTTCAAGGTTTCTTCCAGGACTTCGTGAGCCTGGTTTCATCGTATCAGCAAGATATAGTGTACTATTACACTAACGGTGGTGACTACCCTAAAACAGGTATGGACCTACTAGAATCGTTGATTAAGAAGGTCTCAGTCATTTATCAGAAGGTATCACAGGGTAGAAATATGCTCACTAACTACTCCGATTTTGAGATCATAGATTACTTTGAGGACTGCGTTGCGTCATTGCAGATGATGGACAACTACGATAGGTGGTTGAGATCATCATTAGTGAAAGGTAAGTTCAAAGAAGGCATGGAGGTTGAGATTATCCTACGGCAGAACCAGACGTTTGAGAACCTATCAACGGAAGTCGGGTATGACGATCACGAGGAGGGGGCACTTGACATACTGATGAGGAACAAGATTAAGGAGAGGGATTACGACTTGGGGGGTGGTACCACGTTGACTTTCTCGTCTAGTGTTGAGAACGAAGGCATGGTGCTGCAATCAGTGGTTGACAACAACACGGGCCAGAACCTATTAGGCAAAGACCTTTGCAAGAAGATCACTTTCACGGAGGAGGATATACTTTGCCTCCAACCGCAAGACACGTTCTACCAGGCCTGTGGTATACTGATAGGCTTATTGAAGAATGACAACCCAGAGATACCTTCTCAGGGGTTAGACAAGTCACTTATCTCTAACAAGAACGTGGTACTGAACATGATGCCTACTTTCATTAGGCAGTTATACGCAACGATAGGGTCTGATGACACGATCAGTACCTTTAACATAGTATCGATAGATAATGAAGGAGACAGGGTTTCTATCGAGGTACAACTGATCTCACAGTTAGGTAACGAAGTAAAACAGACGATCAATGGAAACTAAGATATACACGGTAGAAGAATACAAGCAACTTTTCTTGGAAGGAGTGATCAACAAGTCAGCGGGAAAGGTATCGAAGGTCTCTGACAACTCAGTTCTAGGAGGAGTAGGATACGGTATAGGGAAGATCTCACAGAAGACAGTGAAGGACATCGCACTAGTAGAATCTGAGATGTTTCCAGATTACGCCTACGGGCAATATCTCGATAGGGTAGCGATGAGAACGGGGGTGTCATCAAGGCAGAAGGATCGAGGCTCATCCGTTTGGGTTAAAATAGTCGCTGATCCTGGTACCGTTTACCCAGTAGGAGGTACTACTTTCGCATCGACTGGAGGGTTCACTTTCTCGTTGGAAGAAACTTTCATCATGGGAGAATCTGGGTATGATTACGTTAAACTGAAATCAAATGACTTGGGGGCGTCAACGAACGTTCCAGCGAACACGATTAACAGGGTAACCCCTACCCCCTCTGGTCATAAGTACGTCATCAACGAGGTACCAGCCGAGGGAGGTGTAGACGTTGAGTCTGATGATTCTTTACGTAGTAGAATACTCCAGAACTTCAATAACTTCGCCTTCGATACCTTGGATAAGATTAAATCTGTCTTCCAGACCTTGAACACGAACATACTAGACGTGAAGAAGATCGGTATAAACGCCTCAGGGAAGTCCGTGTTAGGAGTGATGACAGTGAACGGAGTAGACTTGACGGAAGAAGAGATAGATTACCTCTTATCAAAATCGAAGTTCTACTTGTCGTTGAAAGAGCAGACAGTGACGAACGGTTTAGACGCTGGAGCACCCATCGAGATAAAGAACATCCAAGCGACTTACGTTGATATGGACTTTAGGGTGTCCTATTTCTCTAACATCAACTCTGATGACTTGAGGATGGCGATACAAGAGCAAGTGTCTCAGGCGTTTGATTTCCGTAACTGGACAGGCACGAAAGTTCAGTGGGAAGACTTATTCACGATAGTACGGTCACAAGACGGTATTAAGGTGTTACCGGAAGAGTACTTCACGCCTCACGCTGATATACCGATACCCTCAACCTCATACCCTAGGTTACGGGGATTCATCATGAGGGACTTGACAGGAGAAGTGATAGTGGACAACGCTGGTAACATCAACCCGATTTACTACCAAGACACCACGGACAACGTTTTAAACCATATAAACACGAACTATTATGAATAACTACACGGAGCGGGTCAAGAATTTAGGGCAGATAGCGGCAATCGCTTTCGGTACTACCCCGCCTAACGATAAAAGGATACTGTGGTACGATGAAGGGGAGACGGCGGACGTTGCCTTGAAGTATTATAGCAAGGAACAGCAGAGATGGATACCCTTCCCTTCGATGGATTTCATCCAGGCCGTCATTGATTCTTTGAGAAAGTTACACTTGAAGAAAGTAGAAGGAGACTCATCCACTGCGTCACTCATCACTCAGTTGACGGAGCAGTTACCGCCCCTGACGCAGGAGTTCATAGAAGGCACCTTGAAACACGTCAGTGTCCAGGTTGACGTGACGGACGGTGCTCAGGCGTTACTCGATTCTACCTTGTACATAGGGGACATCGACATGGGAACGTCAGAGAGCAACTTTGTCGTGACGTACAGGACATTCTTAACGAACAAGGGAACGTCCTCAGCGAATTACCTCTCCTACGAAGTACACGCAATCAGGTACGACTACGACCGTGAGACGAAGGAGGTAAGCAATATCACCTTCATAGACGATACTGGAAACCCGATTCTCTTACGTTCCTCGATAGTCAATAACTTGACCACGACTTCAACGATCCTCCCGCTCTCTGCGGCTCAAGGCAAAGCCTTGAAGGACTTGATCGACACTTACAAGGTGAAGGAATTGATAGATGGGAACGTGACAGTAGTAACCTTGACGAACTACAAGGCGAAGGTTGACGTGACGGTAGACAACTCGTCTATCGTGGTTGAAGGGAAGGCGTTGAAGGTGAAAAGAATCGATGGAGGAACTTTTAGTTAAAGAGAAATGCAAAACGAGATTATTGACATACAGTTCTTGCGTAGTTTGGCGCCTTTCACGAACCGGGACACCGCTATCAGCAAGTTGCAGTCGTTGACTTGGTCAGTAGGTAAACCTGCAGTCGCTACCTATAAAGTAGGTAGTGAGACGAGGGGATTACTGGCGATAGGTATAGCTGACGGTGTAGGCAAGTGTAGGATACTCGCAGACGATGAAGATTTCCAGACGTTGAAGGTGTACACGGAGGCCTTAAACAAGAAGGTTGATGATTACATAGAAGTGACGGACGCCTGGAAAGAAGTAGTGGACGCTTGGCGTTCAGTGACTGACGATCGCTTAGTTGAGTTGGAAGGTAAGTCACACGTTCAGAACACGGACACGGGGACCACTTCACCTACTTTCCAAGTCGATTCAACGTCCAACGGTCCTAAACTGAAAGGCAAAGGGGGAGACCTTGAACTTAGGAACGCAGGAGACACCGATTACGCTGGACTTACCCTAGGTGACATCACTATTAAGGGTAACGTGACGCAAGAAGGTGACACCTTTATATCAAAGGCAGAAACTGTTGAGATCAACGATAACCTACTCTTGATCAACAAAGGAGAAGTAGGCGCAGGCGTGACGAAAGGGATAGCCGGTATAGAGATAGATCGAGGTACCTTGCCTAACTACCAGATCATCTTCGATGAGTCAGACAAGAGGTTTAAGGCAGGAGAAGTAGGGAACATCTGGCCACTCGCCTTGCGTGACGAGGAGACGAACATGGTAGACGGTATGTTCGTCACTTGGGACTCCACTACTAAACGGTTGAAAACGACTAACACTGTGCCTTCTAACAGGAAGTTGTTTTTCACGGATAGTAACTCCTACCTTCAATTAGTGTCTCACGATTTTTCAGGGTCAGAGTTAGCCCAAACCTTGGCGTACACTAACGCTAGAGGGTCTTTATTCGTGAGTGCAGGGACTTCATGTCTAAACCTTGACACTGACAAGACCAGCTTCCGTTTCTATAAAAATATCGTCGTCCCCAGTTCGATAGAAGCTGATACTGACATGGTCTTTAAGAGAAACGGTACTACTAAACTCACCCTGAAGGACACGGTAGCGCAGTTCACGGTACCCGTGACAGCGACTACTTTCAATAGGGCTTCTGACGGGTCAGAGGTACTCTATCACGCTGATATTGTAGACGATCTAGTCACTGGGGGAACGGGTAAGGTACTGTCTGCAGAACAAGGGAAATTACTTTCCTCCAAGGTGAACGAGATAGGAGACACTTATCTACCACTGTCTGCTGGGTCGGGGAAACACGTCACGGGAGACCTTTACCTAGATCAAAAGATCTACATGAAGAACTTAAAGCCTATCTACGTGCAAGACTCCAAGGGGAACAATATGCAAGTCTTACAGGGTGCTACTCTCGATGGAGAAGAAGTCATCCAGTTAGGTGCTTCCTCGAAGATTAGGGTAGAGAGCGTGACAGACTTCTCGAAGGCAGTGAAGTTCAAGGACACGATGGTTTTAGGGTCTGACTCAAAGTTGTACTATGAGGTGTCTTCCTCATCATCAAGGATTATATTAGACCCTGCGGGGGGGAATATCGTGCTAGGGAATGTGAACGTGCAGGACATGAAGTTCAGCACGGCAGTAGGCAAAGACCTTTACCACCTTGAAGGTACGACTCCCTATAAGATCTGGACGGCCCATTCTTTTGACCCTGATAGTAAGGCGAACAGGATCAACCCAGTAGTAGAGCAAACACTGACGTTAAACACGTCAACGACAGGGTACAAGGTAAAATTAGGGGCTGATGACACGGGGTACCCTGGTATGTTCGTGTCGACACAAGCAGGTGTCTCAAAATCCTCCCTATATTATTCACCGAAGAGTGACGCATGGGAAATATTCACGGGAGCACAGTCAGGAGTGATTGCCACTCAAAATTGGGTGATTGATCAAGTCCCCACTATTTTCTACGCTAGAGGGTTTGAAGTGAGAAAGTATAACGCTGCCGTGAACCTAGACAGTGACCTCTTGTACGGTGGTGCAGCAGTGAACTACTCAGATTTAACCTATTGGACGAACGCTCCAGAAGGGTTCTCCTACGGTACAGTGTATCAGTTAGGACTGCAAAACTACACTAATCTAAACGCTCAACTCGCCTTTGATATTATTCACACGTCAGACACCGATCAGAAGACCAACCACTTGTGGTTCCGCACTAGTGGGAAGGCAGGGTACGGGGTTGCAGGGTGGAAACGGGTAGTGACTGCCGATGAGTTAGAAGGATACGTCCCTTCAGGAGACCTTTCCAACTACTACACGAAGACACAGTCAGACGCCCGGTACTGGACGAAGACAGAGTTAGTCGATCCAGCTACGAAATCAGGGAACAACACATTCACCGGAACGAACAGTTTCACCGCAGGGAAATTTAACGTTGGGCCTTTGGAGGTTTTATCAACAGGATCATTATTGACGAATATAACCTCGCCGGCAGGATCTGGTTGGTCACGAAGCCTTGTATTTAAGGCTAATAGTGATAATACTTCCAACCTTATGTTTGGAGGATGTAACACGGTTGATTCTACTAATACCGGGTGGGCTTATATAGGTATAGGAGATGTTAATTATAATACCGCTCAATATAAATTCCGACCCGCTTCATTAACAGTTCCAATCACATGGTCATTAGATGACCCGAACGGTAATGCGTTAGTTTGGTCTCAGAGTTCAACGTTAGTACATTTAGGTCGTGCTTTAGGTACCACTAAAATTAGAAGTGGTGCTGTTGACTTGATTCACACCAAGGGATCAACTGATTATAAAATCTTGGATGAATCAAACTGGGAGTCTATTATACCTAACGCTAAGTGGACTTACGGATTTGTTTCCCACGCTGTTGGTAACGATGGGTACGATGCGAATTCTATGATCGGGGTGGATAAACCGAAACTCCTATTCAATTATTACACCCCAGGGAAGATTGTCAATGCACCTACTGGTATGAGTTATGGCAATGTATTACAGATAGATGGACCTTACACTTCATCCTATAATGAGGCGGCACTGAAAACTCAGCTCGCATTCGATATAATTCATAACGTGGATAACGGAACAGGGCGGATGTGGTACAGAACCGCGAACAACAAGGGCATGGCCGCTGCGAATTGGAGAAGGGTGTTGACGGCAGAGGAGAATGTTGCCGGGTTATCTTTCGATGTGAACAATTACCCGGCGATTATCAGGGCTGATGGCACAACGTATCCATGGTTGAGAGCAAACGGCAATGGTTTCCTTCCCAATACCGAAAAGAGCCTTGAGTCGGGCGGTATATCTTATTTAGGAACATCAGGTTGGTCTTTTCGGGAGGGATATATCGCAACTGTTCATACTAATAAAATATCTTTTGGTACCAATGGAGCATTCATAGATAATCAAAGTGGAGATTCTAGTCATATAGGTATTGGATTTTATACTTCTCAAAATGCAAGTTGCCCTATTTATGCAGGTAGTCTATGTGTTTCAAGTGGATATTCCAATGATGCTCCCAAGACACCAATTAATGGAATATATTCGAAGGGCCAAGTCCGGACGAACGCTAGTATGATGGTTGGACAATCATCCAACGTTACGTTCGGACAGTTAGGATATGGTATAAATTACGGCAATTCACTTGCCGATGGTGTTGGATCTGAATATTCTACTGGTGCAACACTGCTCTTTCATTTCATAAATCCTAATCAGGGAAATATCGGGTACATTGCGCCCACAAGTTTTCGAGCTGGAAATTTTATTCCAACATATTTAAAATTGTTTAGCGGGAAAGCCATACTTGGGGTTGGGAAAAATATCGATTATAATGCTGGTGATTCAGTGACTGTTACTGAATACATCCTTTTACATCAAGGCAACAGTTTTTATTTAGGGGTACCTACAACTTATGTCCCCGTTAGAATGCCTGAAGATAAAGCGGCACTCGCATCAGGAAACGGGTATCTTGAATGGTGGAACTCAGGAGCTGGATGGGTGAATCACAGGGCAGGAAAATACATCGTCAACGGTGGTTCTTCGTCACAATTCTTGAAGGGAGACGGATCTTTAGACAGTACTGCGTATCTACCATTGACTGGAGGAACTTTAACTGGACAACTTACAATAAAACAAAGTGTAGACATCAAATTAAGATTACAGTCCACTGATACTGATAATTACTGTATTATACAAGCTTTAAATGCACAAGCCTCTCAGTTAGGAGTATTGGGGTATGCAGGAGATAAGTGGGCTATTGGACATGGTGGGGACTATTATGAAATCTGGGATAAATATAATTTATCTGATCCATTAAAAAAGAGTGAAGCAGTTACACTATACTATCCTTATAATGGAAGAGGATATCTTACTATTAATTCAAGTGGTAGACCTATCATGTCCAATAATCAAGGATATGCAGTGACAGACAAAGATGGAAATGCAAGAGAAGTACTATGGATGGGAACTGATAATGTTTTAAAAATAGGAAATACTTCTCAATATACCTTGAACCAGTTAGATCTTAGATGTACCACTCTTACTCATAATGGTAATTCTATAGCTACACAAAATTATGTCACTAATCAATTAGCTAATTATCTTCCATTAACAGGTGGAAATCTTACTGGAAAATTAAGTATTAAGTCTAGTGGTTCTAATTTATTAATATTAGATTCAAGTAGTTCTGCAGAAAGTGTTATTCATTTTTTAAGAAGTTCTACTTCAAAAGGGGCAGTTGGTTATTATGATAATATAGGAGCTTTTATATATAATTTCCCTTCTAATACTTATTTATTTGTTAAAGATGATGGAAAACCTTATGTAGGTACAAGAACAGATTATAAGAAAATATTAACTGAAACGGATATTACTGGATATGCAACCCAAACATGGGTTAATTCTCAGAATTTCGTGAAATCAACTTCCACGAGAAAGGTAAAGGATATTCAGATCGTGGACACCTTGCCTACGACACAAGCAAGTGGAGTTTTATATTTGGTAGTAAAATAAGGATATGGGAATAACGTTAGGAACATTAGGAGACTTGAAGGCAGGCGCTTTTGAAGGTGGAAACTTGATAGAGGCGTGGTATGAAGGCGTGAAGGTATGGCCGGTAGCAGGTATCAGCACCCTCCTAAACTTGCGACCAACTGTGTACCTACCTCTAGGAGGAGATACAAATGACTATTCAGGGAATGGAAATAATCCTGAGGCAACGATAGGGGGATTCAACGGTAGCACTTGTCTTGACTTGATAGATGGAGGAAAGGCTATACGTCTTCCTGACGTGGTTGAGGGTACTGAATCATTCACAATATCTATCTGTGCCTTTTCCATGGGCGTCCAGAATACCACGTATGACGGTATCATGGGTGGTGTCCTTCACGGTAATGGACTTTTAGGACTAGGGTACGCTATAGGGTTAGACGGTGTTGGTAACCCGTCAGAGGTGGCGATGCGTTTTCAACTGTATAACGGGAACTCAAACCAAGTATGTAAGGCCACTGCGTCAAACTGGATAGTAAACGGTTGGAATCATCTTATCGTTGTTTTTGATTGGCCTTCTAGAACTTTGGATTTCTACCTTAACGGTAAAAAATACGGTCTTATGACTCCAGACGAACACCCGTTAGGAGGACCTGTTGATTACAGTGACCGAAGCAACACCTGGGATGGGCATATTTGGCTAGGGCGTGCGTTTCAAACTACCACCCCTCCTCTTGATTATTGGAACGGGTACCTTCAGGAGTACGCCTATTTCAATCGAGCACTTGCCGGGATGGAACTTCAAATATTGCATCGACTGTATAAAGGTAATATGCTACCGAGTACCAGTAAGTCACCTGCGATAGATTCATGGGGTTCTACTGTACCTTACGTTTGTACTGGTGGTACGGGAACAACTGAAAATAATATCGTGCCCAACATGGACAAGGCATCAGAGACGAATAAAATAACGATAAGCAAAGCGAATAGTTCATACTTTTATTTCAGTAGGTCTATGTCGAAGGATGTAGGTGTTACTGATGATTTAGGCGGTTATGCCTTAGATGGTGTGGCTACTGTGTCTGGAGTTAATATTCCTATACCAATGAGTTATTGGAGTAATAATATCGTTAATAACCTTGATGGGAGTGGTTGCTATATTCCTCTCAACCTAAACATAATTCCACCAAATATTGATGCAACTTTTACCTTTACATTCCAAGGGGTTACTCAAACGTTCGGGGCTAGGATAACGGCTTAATGATATTTATAAAATTGGATTTGAATTATTGAAAAGTTTTTGTATATTTACAGCAAGAAATTGAATCATGGCAGAAACGGTTACAGAAATAGTTTTCAAGAGGGGTATATTAGTTTACCCTAATATACTTGATGCGAAGACGGCACTCTCACAGTTACCTGACTGGGAGTACGGTAAACCTGTTTCGGTGAAATACTTAACAGGAGATGGAGAGCTGAGAGTCCTCCTAGCGGTAGGGAATGGGGATCCTACCACGAAGTACCAGCCTATTAATGATTATTCTTCAGAAGGTGTTGATATTTACTTGAACAGTGTATCAGGTAACGGTAACGGGACAGTGACTTTTAACAGGAACGAACTAGCACCGATTTACTGGGATGCTTCTCATAAACACACGGTGGGTGAGATCACGGATTTCCCCGAGTTGCCTTTCCTCCCGTTAGCTGCAGGCAGCGAATTTCCTTTGACGGGAGATCTCTACTGCAATGAACGAATTATCCAGAAGAATAACAAAGGTTTCTCTGCCTATCTCTCTAACGCTACTCTTGTTGAGATCATGAAGGTGGATAACACCGATAAGTTGATCATAGGGAGTACTTCTATCCCTACTCAGGTTGTCACTTCAGAAGGTGACATAATGCACGTGATAGGGAGTAACTCTTATAAAATATGGGATGAGAGGAATTTCACTCCTGGTAATTATTACACGAAAGGTGAACTAAACCAAACTTTCCAAAACTACTACACGAAAGAAGAACTCCAGGCATGGATAGAACAGCAAGGGTTCTTGACAGAAGTGGAAACTGATGAACTTTACGCAAAGTTAGTACACACTCACCAAGCGACTGACATTTTGACAGATTCCACTCATAAGTTCGTGACACAAGCGCAGTTAGACGCACTTGCTGCGATCCCCTCCAACGTTCCTTCTTTCAACGCTAGTTGGGGTTATAACGGGCACGCAGAAATAGATCACCTTTGTATTCAGTGGGGACATACTACTGTGACTGGTAATAGTAGGAAAGATGTCACTTTCCCTACTAGGTTCTCAGTAGTTTATACTATCACTGGAGCGTGGGATTACACGGATTTAGGATCACAGGAGAACTGGGGGTATTCTGACTTATCAGAGACAGGATTCAAGATCACTAACGGTGAAGGAACAGAGAGAAGGTTTAACTGGATTGCGATAGGGTATAAATAAAAGGCTGAATCATGGGAACGATAGGACAAAAATTAGATAAACTGGCGGACACTAAGGAAAACATACGCCAAGCGATTATAGGGAAAGGTGTTGAAGTACCTTCCAGTACCATTTTCTCTGACTATCCCAATAAGATTAAGTCAATCCAAGTAGGACTGCCTGGTGGAGTAGTGATGAAAACTCACCGGTTGGTAGACTTGGACATTACTCCTAATCCTAATCGGTGGGAGGTAGGTGACATCGTGCCTTGCTATTCAGTGGTGCCTAGGCAGCAATTATCGTTGACTGAATGGAATCCAGAAGGTGGTATAAAGGCGACTGGGTATTTTAATATAAAGTACTGTGTTTCACCTAACGGGAGGTATTTGCTTAGGTATTACTCTTCTAACAAGACAACTCGAGGGATACTCACTTGTGAAGTGTATGAGTGGAACACGGAGATAAACGATTACCTGTACAAGAAGACAGTTCAAGGTGATGGGAGTAATTACCTTGAGAAAGTAGAAGGTACAGTGATGTACGCACAGCAAAAGGTATTTTGGGACACGTATAGTAAGACCTTCGGTATTATTTCATCAGAAATCTCCACTGGAAACGGTAGGAAGGTATTAGTCTTCAATCCAGGAGATGACACGATTGCCCCCATCGCTGTGAGGCAGGTAGTAGAAGATGGGCAAGATTATTTTTACGTTATCACCTCGCAGATATGTGGTGATTACATCGTTTCTATTTATAATAAGTCATCTGTTTTAGGGTTGGCTACTTTGGTCTATCAGAAAATTAGTGATCCTAGTTTTAGTGTCTCAGGCAGTTCTGTTCCCACTTTAACAAGTGGAATTTGCCCGTTTCTTTCTCTAACCACGAATACTAACTTTGGTACCATGGGTAGTAGTTTTGAAGATGCTCCTGCTGCTTGGGTTTATAACGCTGGTTTAGCAGCTCAAGGTGAAAACGTGTTTGGTATTGTTAGGTTTAGATTGGCGAAGAATTCTTCTGGTTGGTCATTAGAAAGTGATTCTTTCAGTATAAAATTCTGGGACGCAAGTTTTGAGAATAGTACTTTATGGCAGGTATGGTTGACTAGGAACGGTAAATATATAGCTTTCGTTATTAGACAAGGGAATGGAGTTTGGGATTACAGGCTAAAGATATTAGACGCTACTAATCTGATGTCAAGAGATAATTATTGGGTAGAAAGGGGAACAGGTACAGGTTTATACACTGATGATATAGGGTATCGTGATAGTCAGAAATCTGAGTTTTTAGTTTACTTTGATGAGTTTGCCAATTATTGTATTTATGGGGAGTGGATTTCCACGGGTATGCTGAGACTTTGGAGTCAAAGACTTGATGCAATTAGGGGACAGGTGATGACAGGGAACAGCAGTTCTAGAATTTCAGACCCTAAATTGTTACTTACCCTGACTAATCAGAAGAACCCAGTACCTAACGATGGAGGAACTTATTACATGGCACCTAACTACTGTTTTGATAGGTTCGGTATAACTGGAGTACTGCCGTTAGGATCACTAGACAATACCGTTTTGCCTTACGCAAGGGCTGCACGTGTGAACTTCGGTTCTAAGATAAGTTTACAGAATCCGGGACAAGGAGATTATCCTATACTGATAGCGAATGAGGAAAAGACGAAGGGATATGCATTAATTTAATTAACAACATATATTAACTTTAAAATTTAGAGATTATGCCTAAGACAAAGGGATCTAAAATTCCACCGATCGGAGGAGGGTATCCAGGAGACCCTAGACCGACAAAGCCTAAAAAGTAACCGTTTTTAAGTTCTGCTGTTAGATTTTTATGAAAAGAACAACCTTCAGGATAATTGAAAGAGCTTACGTCATGTACAGTCCATTTGTTATGATTCTAGGGAATCTAATTAGTGGAGTGTTATTCTTACTAGATGAGTATACTACCTCTGTTCATGACTACCTTTCTATCCTTACGGGTTGTTCTCTTATTTTCTTCCCTCAATTCGTTTGTAACATTATCAGGTATAAACTCTGCATTTATTACAAACTGACGATCACTTTCTTGTTCTTGAACCTGGTTTTAGGTCCCCTTTATCAAGTAGGCATCATGGTACATGACTATTCGTACATTAGAGGTAGTCTTCTGTTTAACATCATGGGCATGATAACTTATCTCTTGTATAGGATACGCTTTACTTATGTATCAAGGAACAGACATTGATCATGATTAATAGGACTTGAATTCCATACTCCCTAACTTTCTTCAAGTCAAACGCCTTTCCAGTGATAGTACTGATCTTATAAGCTATCAATTCTTGTTTAGTCCTAGGAGATAGGCCGTTCACGTCTTTAATTTTCTTCTTCATGTTGTTGATGTGAGTGTTAACTGTGTCGGGTGAAATACACAAACCGTCACCAATTTCCTTCTCTATTTGCAGTTTAGAGACCTCGTCAAGAACTACCTGTTCTTGCCTTGTTAATTGATTTTCTGATGTTTTCCTTTTCATAAACTCAAGTGTTTACCTTATTTGTTAAAACTAGTTTAATTTGTAACATTGAAGATATAAAAATCGTTTGATAAATCAAAAACAAATTTATGATGACTATAAAGGAATATGTTGAGAAAATTGAGACGGTAGTATCAAAACAGTTTGATTTGGATATAGATGTCATCAAGTCAAAGAGTAGAGTTCAAGAATTAGTAGATGCTAGAGATGTACTAGTGTACCTTCTGAGTAAATACTTAGATTTCTCAATCACTAAAATCAGTAAGTACCTTGGAAGAACTCAGGCATCAATCATGTACTCTTTGAAGAAAACGACAGAAGGCATGAAGAATAGTAAATACCTTCTGACACAGGTAAGGATGTGTGAGAAAAGTTTAAAAGAAGAATTAAACCTCTGAACTAACGCTTTGATAATCAGTCTTAATTCCATGATATTTCCTATAACTTTACGGTAAAGAAAGACACATAAAGTGTAGGTATTTATATTATTAACTTAATGATCAAAAGTCATGGATCAAGATTTAGATTATTTGAAAAGAAAAGAGAGGGGCAATCGTGCCCTTGGAGTAGTAGGTACAGTATTGGGTGGCGCTGCCTTACTGGGACTTGCAGGAAATAACGGTTGTGGTTGCAACAACGGAGGTTTCTTAGGATTAGGAAACTTGTTCGGAGGTAACCGCTGTGGTTGTGGATGTAATAATGGTGCTGGAGTTGCCGCTGCTGAGGCCGCTGCAATCATGAACAGTCACCCTTGCGTTGCGAATGGATTGAATGGTCCTACCGCTTGGGAAGCGTGGAGACAAGAATGCCAAGATAACTTGGACTTGACCCGTTACATCCTTTCTGAGAAGTACAACGTTCGGGAAGTTGACACTCAGGAGAAATTCGCTTTGAATCAAAAGATTGACAACGTTGCTGCCCGTGTTGCAGTTCTTGAAACGGCAAAACCGTATGAGGCAGAGATTGCAAACTTGCGTATGAAGTTGCTTGAGAAAGACGTTGTTGCCGGTGACATTGCATCGATCAACTACACTGACCGAAAAACTTGTCACTGTATCTATGGTGTAACCACCTTACCGGATGCACCTACGGTAACAGGGTATCCTAGCCAGTGTCCTTGTGCTGGTAGGAGCTTACTTTAGTAGTAGTCCAAGTTGAGGGGCTTAGTCCCCTCTTCTTTTAAATTGGTAAAAGTTTATGGATTCATATATGACTGCGGAGCAAATGCTCTTAAAAGAAAAAGAGGAACTCTTACAGAGGATGAGAGGACAGGTGATGCCTAATCAACAAAGAGGCCAGACTCCCTTGTACGGTATTAGGAGTAGTATCCTAGCACAGATAAGGGAAGAAATTGGTTCAATGTCACCCGAAGAGCAAGAAGGACTCTTTAAGTTGCAAGAAATTCAAGACGTGAATAACTCATATAACGCTGGACTGAATCAGTTTATCTTGAATAAGTTCACCGATGAGTATGCCTCTTCTGAGCAAGGACAGATGTACGCTTCCGAGATGCTGACACTGATACGGAAATCTAAACCAACGGTGAAACAGATGGTCGAGGAGGAGAAGGCGGAAGTCGAAGACTTTAAGAACTATAAGAACAACTACTCTAATATGACTTATGAGGAGTATAAGAAAATGAAACAAGGAAAGGAGAATAAGTAATGACAGATTTGGACTTTTTGATGCAGTCGGTAGAGGCTGTTATTGAGAAAACTGCTAAAGGCATGGGCTTGAGTTGGGTGTCTGAGATAGCGAAGAAAATGTTTAGAAACTACGCAAGCAAGTACAAGTGGTTCCTGGACGGACTCATGAATGAGAAAGGAGAGGTAGACATTGACTTGGTTGATGAAACGATCAAAGGATTCTTCAAATCGAGAGGTGGCTCAATAGAACTCTTAGGTTTTGAGTTGAATGAGAAAATAGCAACGCAGTTAAAAAATGAATTCATAGGCTTAAAAACAAAATCAAAAATTTAAGACTATGTTCATGTATAGAGAATTATGGTCATGGAACGGGCTAGGATGTGGAATGCCTTACCCTTTGCAGTTAGAATTGATCACTAGAGTAGGTGGATGCTGTGGCTGCCGTGTGGTAGTACAAACAACCCCAACCCCGTCTACTTCTGATCAGACCTCTACTGCTCAAGTGGCCGCGAAAACCACAAAATAAGTAGTATATGGAAATGACAGAAAAATTCCAAGAACTCTTAATGAAGGGGAACCCGGAAATGAACATGAAAGACCTAGCGAGGGAACTTCATGATTTCATGAAAGAAGAATTATCTGGGAACTACCCTCACCTGGCTGAGAAGCTTCATGAGAGGATAGACGCAGTTTTACTAGGACCTCATTTCAATGAGAAGAGGCTGAAACAGGCACTTTCAGAGTTGAAGTGGGAAGATGGTAGTCCTGCAGCGAATTGGACACTGGAACAGACTAACGATGTTGCACAGCAAGGGAAATTAGTACTTGATTCAGAGTTCAACCAATATGACTTCTGTTATGCGATGAACTATGAGAGAATGCGTCATAAGGGGTTCGTGACGATGCACTTAGGAAGTGACAACGTGAAGTATTACTTCGACCTTGCTAAATGCTGGAAACCTAAAAGGACAGTCCCTGAGGGTGCAATCTACGTTCATTATAAGACAATGCAGGAGTTACAGCATTGCGAAAGGGATTAAGATCCTGAGTATAAGAAGAGTAGATGAATAGGGACTAATCTTAGTCCCTATTTTTATGGTGATAAATTTGGGAATAGTTTAATAATTTATTATATTTGGTCATAATTCATGAATTTAATTTTGATCAAAATGAATAAGGAAAATTTTACTAACCTATTGGAGTTCACTAGTGAAGAGATGGATGACTTGAAGAAGTCAAATCCTTCATTACGGGTGTTGACTAGTTTAGGGTTCGCAAGGTTGGTTGTTGATTACAACCGTTTACAGAAATCTGACACGGAAGCGAACAAGATAGACCCAGGAGTTTCTGAATCCTTGGTGAAAATATCAGTCGTGGATAAAAACTTGCGGAAATCTCAGCTTTACGTGGATCTCTCTTCTATGCTTGATGAGAATTGCATCGTTAAGTCAAACTTCCTAACAGAACGTTTAGGGATTTCAGGAAGGACTGTTGAATCATTCATGAAAGGCAAGGAAGCAGAAGTGGGTGAAACACGGCAATGGGGTAACCAGGTAATGCGTAAAACTGAGTCTGGTTGGGAACCGGTCATGGCTTGATAAAGGACAGTAAGGAATGGGACGAAACAAGAGACATAGAAGTCAGAAAGGAGTCGGTTCACCGAGTAGGGAACTGACTCTTCATGAACTTGATACCTTAGAGGAAAAAATAAGGATCGAGAAAGAACTTCTCATTCAGAAATCTCTTCAGTCTGATGACCCCTATTCTATCATGCAAGCGGCAAGGTACCTAAAGGAAAAGCAATCATCGTCAGATGAGATTAAGTCATTCCTTTTTGATCCTAACATATCTTCCTTGAACGTTAATAACTACCGTGTTCCTTATAAAGGTATCTCTTACGATACCTTGAGGAAGATGGGAAGAACGCCTGTTATCAGGACAGTTATTAGTACTAGGGTAGATCAGGTTGCAAATTTCTCTGAGGCTGTGGACTCAGAGCAAGAAGAGGGGTGGATGATTAGGAGAAAGAAATCATTATGGGACAAGGGGGATGAGAAATTAAACAGAGAAGACAAGAAAACGATTGAGTATATAACTCGGTTCATCAATGAAGGAGGGATCACTCAGAATAGGTGGGACTTTGATAGTTTCGAGGATTACCTACGAATGATAACCTACGATTCGTTGACGATAGATCAGGCCTGTATAGAATTCTGTAACAACGTTAGGGGTAAGTTAGTTCAGTACCTGCCTATTGATGGGTCTACCATTCGGTTAGTTGATATAGGCCAAGAAGACAACCTTAGGAAGTATTACAAGGAGATTGACGGGTATTTACCGAAGTACCTCCAGGTTTATCAGGATCAGGTTTACACGGCCTATTACCCTTGGGAGATGTGCATGGGAGTTCGTAATAAGACTACTGACATTCACGCAAACGGGTACGGTGTGTCTGAACTTGAAGACATGGTGAACGTGGTGACTTGGTTGCTTTACGGTATGCAATACAACGGTAATTTCTTCTCTCAGGGTTCTAACCCGAAAGGCTTTTTCTCAATTGAAGGTAATGTCCCCCCTAACGCATTGAATGATTTCAAGCAAATGTGGAGGAATACTATAGTGGGTGTTCAGAACTCACATAAGACTCCTGTTATAGAGTCCGGTAACGCTAAGATCAATTGGATTGATATGCAGACTACCAACAAGGACATGGAGTTTGATAACTGGTTGGAGTTCCTTATCGTCATATCATGCTGTATGTTCAGGATTGACCCCACAGAGTGCGGTTTTAACTTGAAGAAAACAGGCAACCAAGTATTCGGTCAGGACGGTCAGAAAGCACGCCTCAAGCACTCACAATCCAAAGGGTTGACTCCTATTTTAAAGATGGAACAAAGGCTTTTCACTAAGTACATAGTGGAAAGGATTGACCCTGATTTCGAGTTCATATTTTGTGGAGTGAAGACAGAAGATCAGCAACTGTCTTTGGACATGGACGTGAAGAAAGTCAGTAACGGATTTATGTCACTTGAAGATGGGTTCAAGAAGTGGAGCAACCGAGAGTTTGATCCTGAGAAGGACACGATCTTAAATCCAGTATACCAACAGATCCAACAGGCCAAGCAAATGGGCGGAGGGGTGATGAACGGTATAGTAGGACAAGAAGAGACGCCCGGAGGAGAAGGCGGTACAGGGGAAGAGAATGATAACCCGTTTGAGAAATCACTACTTAATTACATAGAAAGGGGGTTGAGATGAAAAACATTTGGAGTATAACGTTAGGAGTAATATTTGTTACTTTCGGTGCTTGGTTGATTTTCAACTCATCAATTAGGGATGATAAGGAAGACATTAAGGAAGTGACTCCCTTTCTTGATACTTTGAAGAAGGCAAATGAGGAATTAGTGAAGGAGAACAGGGACCTACTCGAGAGTGTCAGTAGGATGAATGACACGGTACAGGCTTTGACTGAAAAGCTGGATAGGTATTACATTAGGTACATTGATTTAAAGAATAAGTATGATGAAAGGGTTGATCACGTTGGTAATCTTTCTCTTGATAGCAGTATCCTGTTTTTGTCAAGAAAACTTTCCGAGGAAGGCAGTCGTAGAAGGTGATACAGTTGTGCTGGTGACTCCTAAGCAAGTGACCGTCATGAACTTGATTATACTTGAAAGGGACGCATTGGAAGAAGAATTACAATTGTTACGGGAAACTTTATTGACGAGAGACAGTATTCTGACGATTGAAAAACGAAAAAATTCTGAGTTATGGGAAGTGATTAAGAATAAGGATAGGCAGGTTGAGAACCTTAACCTTATCATTGATACTAGAGACAAGCAGTTTAAGTCTAGGGAGAAGGTACTTCAAAAGAAAAAATGGAGAAATACTATACTAGGCGTAGTAGTAGGGGGTATAATAGGAATTTTAATAGCAAAGTAGTATGAAAATATTTAAGAACTTGAAGTTGAAAAAGGTCTATAATGACTATCTACCGATTCAAGGGTTTGTGATGATGGCAGTTTATTTCTGGGTATTCATCAGGAACGATTGGGGAAGGACTCCTTCAGAAACTCAGATGAATGAGGAAAGAATCCATTCAGCTCAGCAACTGGAAATTTTCTTCACGTCATTCATCTTAATAGGGGCGTTGGTATTAGCAGGAGCGATAAGCTTTTGGTGGTTATTACTTACACCTCTGATTTATTTCATCGTGTATGTTCTCTTCTGGTTGGTAGAAGTAATTTTACCACCCTATCAAACAGCTTACAAGGACACTTGTTTTGAGAGAGAGGCGAAAGAGAACCGTTCAAATTTAAATTACTTGAATGATCGACCTCTATTTAATTGGGTACATTACTTCAAAAAAGACAGATAATGGATGTAACGAGAGCAAAGAAAAGGAAACCGGAATTGCCTGTTGATTACAACGGGGCACCGATTCAGGTATTCATGGCAGGAGGAAAGACAATTTCTCCTACCGGGACGTTTAGGTGTGAGACTACACTGATTAGGGTAGTGAATACTGGAGATTCAGTAGCGAAGATGACTTTATCGAACCCTGAAGAAGGGGACGTGGGTATGTCCTTGCCTGCTGGGTCAGTAGAATATTTTGGGGTAAAAGAAGGTGATCAGTTCACCGTGACTGGGACTATTGAGGTGACATTCGTTAGAGATCAGTCGAGATGAGTGATAGTAGGTTCGTGGGAGGCAAAGACCCAGTGAGAAACCCTAAGGTTCAGAGGTTCATAGAGAACCAGTTTAAGGATAATTATAAGAAGGTACTCCAGGTGATGCGTGTTGACATCACCAGGGTACTCACGAAAAAGAAAGGGAATGATATTCAGTCAAGAACAGATAGATGAGATTGTAAGAATTATCAGGTTCCAAAACGTTTTCTTCATTGCAGGGAATATAGGTACTTCCGTATTGAAACAAGAAGATATCCAGGTACTGAAGGATTTTGGGATTGATCCTACGTCTTTGAACTTAGGGTTAACTCCCTTTGAGCAACTTTTCTATTTTGGGAGACTTGCATCAATGCTAGGCCCTTTGAACGCTTCGCAAGTCACCTTTTCAGACCTCAAGAAATACTTTCAAAGGGGACAGTACGTGCCTCTTTCCGATGCAGAGACCGCTTCTCTGAGGTACTTACAAGGGAAATCATACAATTACATTAAAGGCTTAGGGGAAACAGAGATCTCCTTTATAACAGGTAAAATTGAAGATGAGAACTTAGCGAAAAGGTCTTATTATGAGAGTATCATAGGTGATTCATTAAAAAGAACGATAATCGAGAGGGACAGTGCGAGGAACATAGTTTCTGAGATAGGAGAGAAAACGGGGGACTGGAATAGGGACTTAGGCAGGATTGCGGAGACAGAACTTCAGAATGCCTATGAATACGGGAAAGCAGCCTCCTATGATGAGATTTCCGGTGACAAGGTGCTGTACTACAAGGAAGTGTATCCAGGCGCTTGTCAGTATTGCATAAAATTGTATTTGACTAACGGTATAGGGTCAGAACCTAGGTTATTCACGTATGAGCAACTATTGCAAAATGGTACTAATATAGGTAAAAAGTCAAGGGATTGGTTGCCTGTATTGGGAACCGTGCATCCTTTTTGCTTTGATGATCAGACAGAGGTGTTGACGGACCAGGGATGGAAGTTTTTCAAAGATTTAAACAAAACGGAAAAGATCTTAAGTGTTGATTTAGAAACAGGAGAAGGAGAATGGTGTAGTGCTGTTAATTGGGTTTCACAAGAATATAAGGGGAAAATGTATTTAAGAGAGAATAAATCTTTCTCTCTTTGCACGACTCCTAATCATTACCACGTGGTTAATGCTTGTTATGAGGGGGCAAGGGATAAATTAAGGCAAGAAGGAGATATCCCCGTGCAAGGAAAATTCTTGTGTACTCTTCCAAAGTGGACAGGTATTCCTATGGACTTCTTTGAAATAGGAAACTTGAAATATGACATCAATCTTTTTTGTGAATTTTTAGGGTATTATTTATCTGAAGGATCAGTTTCAAATTATAAAGGAACCTATAGAATTAGTATTACACAGATTAAAGATAGTAGGCATAAGATATTTGAGTGCTGTAAATCTCTTTTCGGAGATAAATGCTCTTTACAAAAAGAATGTATAGAGGTCTACATAAATAAAGAAAGACGCCCTCTTTGGGATTATTTGAAAAAATTTGGTCATTCTCATGAGAAGTTTATACCTCTTGAAGTAAAGAACTTACCAGTTGCTCAATTAAATATATTCTTAGATGCCTATTTTTTAGGAGATGGAACATACTTTAAAGGGTGTACTTGGAAGGGATATAAGTGCAACGGTTATAGGACTATTACCTCTTCCAGTTATAGGATGATTAGTGACTTGTCAGAAATTATCTTGAAGATAGGCAAAAGACCTTCTTTGTATAATTTTGGTAAGAATAAGTTCGTAGATAAAAGACAGGGAAAGATTTATGAGGGGAAACATGATGTTTGGCAAGTAAGTGAATTAAAGTCCAAGTATGCCTATAATACATCACTTAAAAAACGATTAATTGATTATGAGGGATATATCTATGATGTAGAATTAGAAAAGAACCATACACTCTTTGTAAAAAGGAATAATAAGGTATGTGTAAGTGGGAATTGTAGGTGTGATTTAAGGATCTACAGGAAAGGTGATGAGTGGGATCCTGATAAGAGAATGTACGTGACTAAAAAATCTAGCACTCAATCGAAAGGAACTATTAAAATTTCGGTAGGTGATAAGATTTTTAAAGTTTAAGTTTGTTATTAATTAAATTATTACTAAATTTAGGTGATCACTATGACTAAGAAAATTGACAATATCATGTGCAAAGAAACTGAAAAATTAGTAAAGCTATTGCAAGGAAGAGACAATCCTACTGATATGGCATTGCTTATTCTAGCGAATAAGATTGACATATTAGACAGTAAGTTAAATTCCTTGAACCAGTCTACGGAGTTCGCACGATGGTTGGAAAGTCATAAGAAAAAAATCGTGTCAGTCTTAATAGTACTGATCGTGCTTGCTTTGTTCGGTTTATCGGAAGCATTTGATATGGCAAAGACATTATTATGATATGGAAGAGACCTTAAAGAATTCTCCTGAGATGTTATACGGCATCTGTGTGTGCCTATTGACATTCGTTGTTTTAAAGTACCTGATTCCTAATCCTACTAGGAAACAGAAGTTTATAGTTTTACTTTCATCAGGGGTATCCTTAGGTATTATCTTCAGTACCATATACGAGACAGACTTAGGGATGATGATTTTCGCTTTCTTGTCTGCCGTGGGTCTTTACGAGATGGTTATAAAGGTGATCATGAGAAAATTAAAAACGTCATACAATAATGATAACAGGTAGTGAAGGATTAAGTTTGATAAAAAGGTTTGAGGGTTTATACCTTGAATCTTACTTGTGCCCAGCGAAGGTTTGGACTATAGGGTACGGGCACACGAAGGGAGTAGTGAAGGGACAGAAAATCACTGAAGAAGAAGCTGAGGATTTCTTAAAGAAGGACCTTGCAGCGGCAGAAAAGACAGTGAACTCCCTAAACGTTCAGTTGACGCAGAACCAGTTTGACGCTTTGGTATCGTTCGTTTTCAACTTAGGGTCTGGGAATTTCCTCTCTTCTACCTTGTGTAAGAAAGTGAAGAAGAATCCTAATGACCCTACTATTAGGAATGAGTTCGGTAGATGGGTAAATTCAAAGGGTAAGAAGTTACCTGGACTAGTGAAAAGGAGACAGGAAGAATCAGAATTATATTTCAGTTGAGATGGGAATATTAGACCTCATATTTTCTAAATCGTTCGCCTCGAGAGTAGGGGAATTACGTGAGAAGGTAGTTCAATTGAACAACTCACGTAGAGAGACCTTGTTTAAGAGTCAAGAATACACTCAGGTAAAGAGTGAGTTTAAAGACAGTATCAATGATTTGCAAAAAGAAGATTTAGGCTTTCTTGCGGTAGAATCTATCAAGAGAAAGTATAACGCTTTCATGGATGATTACACGAGATTTATTAAGAAGTCATCCGTGATACAAGAAGATCTTCGTAAATCAATAGAATCGTTACTCAAGTCAGAGCCTGAATTACCTTTCTTACTTGAGTATGATGATTTCATAGAGAAAGGTAAATTCGGTGAGATACTAGTGAACTTGACTGAGGGGTTTAAGAAGGGACTCGTCAGCAAAGAGGACCTACTTGAGTTGAAGAAGTATAAGAGACTGGACTTGAGTAAGGCAACGGTTTACGTGAAAGACAACCGTACGCATTACGCCGACATGATACTAGTGAACGATCAGAATGAAATTCTTTTCGTGAAGAGGAACCCTAACGATGATTTTGAGCCAGGTAAGTATTGCTTGCCCGGTGGTCACGTTGAAGAAGGTGAGAATGAGAAATACGCTGCAGTTAGGGAATGTGAAGAGGAAACGGGTATAAAGTTGGATCCCGAGGATGTCATTCATTGCGGTACGTATTTAGACAGGGAATGCTCCATTCAGTATTACTGTTGCCGTTTCACAGGTGACCCTGTAGTATTGGAAGAGCGTGAGCAAGTTCAGTATGAGTGGGTACCTTTTGATAAAGTAGGAGAGAAACCGTTGCTCATGAACTTGAAGGAGAATCTCCGAACCCTAATTGATATACCCGTGGAAGTGATGAATGTGAACCATGAGAACATGAACCACTTCTATCATGAGTTACAGAAGAATTTGGAGACTGTTTGTAAGGCCTTCAATAACGGTCAACTGTCTAGGGAAAGGGTTGATGAAGCGTTACGATCGTTACCAGAAGGATCAGTACATCGTTATGTCCTGAAGAAGGCGAAAGAAGGACCTGTTCTTCGACTTGAGATAAAGAAGCCACAGGATAAAGTGGACAAGGTGATGAGGGAATGGAAAGAAGGCACCTTGAAAACAGGCAGTGGTGAAAGGGTAACAGACCAGAAACAGGCAATAGCTATTGCGTTATCAGAAGAAAGAGATGAAAAGAAAAAAGAAACCAAGAAAAAGGTGGCAAAGGCTGAAGGAGAAGATCTTGATAGCCCTGGAGAGACACCTGAACAGTCTACAGAAAATATGTCAGAAGTAGAGAAAGCGGAAGAGTGGAAGAGGCTTGAGAAAAAGGCAGATAAGGACTTTGATGAGTATTACAATAACCCTCCTATTCTTGGAGAGTTGACTGATGAAAGAAAGTATATCTTAGATCAGTATAGAAACGTGATCGGGTTTAATAAGAGGTCTACTACTTCTTTGAAGGTTGTGGAACATGGTACTCCTGTACACGATGATCTAACGAAAGAAGGAAAAACCTCTGTTTTCATACCGTTACCGTCCTTCCTATTAGGGTTTAATAGGTTCGTAGAAAGGTTTAAGGGCAGTATAGATTATTGCACGGGGAAACTTCATGGGAAGCCCGTTTTCATGAAACCAGTAGGTAAGACCTGGAAGACTTTTGATGATGCGAAATTTAAGAAAGAGAACTCAGTACTTCTCACTAACGGTAACGAGATTAAGTGGGATACTGTCTACTTGATTAACGGTGATAATATCAAGGAGAAAGTTTTAGGTGGTTTCTTAAAAGATATATACTCACAGCAATCATTACTCAAGGCATACATTCAGTATGGAGACCAGGAGTTAGCGATGAAGGCAATGGATGAGTTGGAAGTTCTCCAGAAGGGGAAGGCAGCCGAAGTGGGTGAAATTAGGGAATGGAAGGGGCAGAAAATGCGTAAGACAGCTCAAGGCTGGGTACCTGTTAAAGAAGATGTAGAACCTAAGAAGGAAGAAGTCGAGGGTAAGAAAGAGAAGGACGGTACTGAAAACAAGGAGAAAGAGAAGTTATCAAGAGAACAGTTAGAAGAATACGCAAGGAAAACGTCACAGGAGGCGTTAGAACAAGCGGCGAAAGGAGCAGATGAAGACCTACGTGTCGTGGCGAAGAAGGAATTACAGAGAAGGGAAGTTGAAGAGAACCCTGAGAATGATCCTGAAAAGAAAAACTCGATAGAGTCATTGGTAGGATGGGCTCCCGGTTTAGAGCAATCAATTGAGGAGTATAGGGACAAACCTATGAAGGATGGTTTGACGTGGGAAGAGCAGGCCCTCATCAACAACTATTCTAAGCAGGGGTATCAAAAATTGAATAAAGAACTCAGGAGTGAACATCCTTCAGAACAAGCTGTTCAGTATAACAGTATGCTAGAACAAGCCTTAAACAGACTTCCTAATTATGAAGGTGAAACATATCGGGCGATAGGTATTGATAACGTGGAAGTCTTTTTAGGAGACTTAACAGGACAGCAAGAAGAAAAAGGCTTTATCCAGTTTGATACCCCTTTGTCAACGTCTGAGAGGAAAGAAGTTACTTCTAAATTTGGTGGTAATGTCTTGATTAAGATAAAATCTAAAAACGGTAAACGGATTAGGGACTTTGCAAGGTTTAAAAATGAAGATGAGGTCTTGATGAAATCATCAAGTAGGTATAAAATACAAGGAAAGCCTAAAATGAAAAAAGTTAAAGAAGGGCCTTTTTCAGAAATTACTACTTTGACACTAAATTTAGTAGAAATATAGTTTAAAGTAAGAAAAATAATTGTTATATTTATACTTTAATAAATCGGTAATATGGGAAAAGAGAAAGAAAACGAAGAATCAACACTTAAGGACAGAATGATGGAAATTCCCCTTAAAGACGGTTGGGAAAAGAACGTTAAGGAAGAGTACATCCTTAAGGCTAGGAAAATGATTGAGGAAGCGGAAATAGAGGATGATGACAACGAAGGAGAAAATAAGGAATAGTATTTATGCCTACGTGTTAGGAGATGCGATGGGTGTACCTTATGAGTTTAGTAAGGCGGGCACCTTTCGTTACATTTGCACGGGATACGGTACACATGATCAACCGATAGGAACTTGGTCTGATGACACGAGTATTATGCTATGTCTTCTTGACGCTCTCACCATGAAAAATACTCTTGAGGAACAAGTTCAGGGGTACAAAGAGAACCTCAGAGAAATGTTCTATCAAGGCAGATTCACGGTAGACGGTAGAATGTTTGACATCGGTTATCAAGTTAAGACTTCTATCGTTGAGAACTTCCCTACTAAGCCTTCAAAAAGGTACGGTAACGGTTGTTTCTTTTACTCGTTACCGTTAGCCGTGTACCTCCTTCAAGAAGATGATCTTCACTTGAGAAATGAGTATTTTAGAAAGTTTGTCACGGTGACACATAACAACCCGATCGCTATTAGTAGTGCCTTCACGTGGTCTGAGGTATTGAGGGAGGTCTTTAAAGGTAATGATCCCTGGACTACTCATGAAAACAAAGGGGTAGAAAGGTTCAGGGATTATGCGATGGATTCTTTATCAACGCATGATTTGTTAGAATACGTTTGTTATCATTGCGTGAAGGAAAGGCTTAAACTGAATCAGGTCTTGAAGTTGGTGATCGAGTTAGGGGGTGACACGGATACCAATGCCGCTCTCGTTTGCAGTTGTATAGGTATAAATTCAAGTAAAGTGAACACTAAAAATATTAGGGGCATGGAAGTAGTTTCCCCGATCGTTGAGAAATTTTTGATGTTAGACAGGTGGAACTAATTAAGAATAACAGGTTCAAGTTTTTCGCTCCTGCGTCCATACTGGAGAAAGGCAAGGACAAGGACGGTAATGAGGTGTATGAGGTTGGGGGCTTAATCTCTGATGAGAGTAAGGATTCAGATGATGAGACTTTAGACTGCAAGAACTTTGATATGAGTGAGTTCTCCTTTATTAATTGGGATCATCAGAAGGGGCCTAAGTATATTATCGGAGAGCCTCACACGTGGAAGTACGTTCCAGGAAAAGGCTTGATGATGAACGGTGTAATTTGGGGGGACTCAGAATTAGGACGTGACGCAGTTAGGCTGATGAAGGCACTTGAGAAATCACCTCGGGGTACTAAACTAGGCTGGTCCGTGGAAGGACAAGTCATTGAAAGGGATCTGGTAAATCCTAAACGTGTGAAGAAGGCGAAGATCACGGCAGTGGCCTTATGTCCCTTCCCTAAAAACGGTCACACTTACGCAGAGTTGGTGAAGAAGGGATTCACGGGTGATGACATTTATCAAGACAATGATAGTTTGGAATATGAGTGTCTTGAGAAAGGCTTGGTGATAGAGGAGTTGAATGAGAATGGAGAGTATGTGAGTGTGGACAAAGAAGGGAACATCAGGTTTGAGAAATCTCAAGGAACTGAAAACACGAGACCTCTAGTTAAGGAAGACGTTGAGGACGATGAAAAGATCTTGAAGGCTGTCTGTGACGTGGTAGAAGGTTATCATAGGGGAACTGTTTCTAGGGAAGAGATTGAGAAAATCGCTAAATGTGATAGAATTATGAATCTCACTAAAAAATTCGTTTAGAAACATTGTAGTAATAAAACTTTTTAATAAATTTATACCGAAATCTTTTAAAGTTATGGCAAAGAGAGAAATTACCGATGAAGAGATCAAGAAATCACTGGACTTCTTGAAAACGATAGGAACTACTCCTAGTGGGCAAGAAGACGCCAACGGGGGTCAAGAGAAGAAAATGGAACTCCTGAAGGCAGAATTCCAAGAACATATCGAGAAAGCGAAATGTATCGCTGACGAGATGGAGAAACTGAAAAAGGCTACCGTTGCACCGGAAGAGGGTAAGGAAGAAGAAGAGAATGAGACCCCGAAGGAGAAGGACTTAGAAAATGAGTCTGAGAAGGAGAATAAAGAGGCAGAAAAGGTTGAGGCCGGTAAGAAGACCACCATGAAAAAATCAAATGAATCTGACGTTATCAGTAAGCAAGAAGTAGAAGAACTGAGAAAGTCACTCATGGATGAATTCTCTTCTCAACTTGGTTCTTATAAGGAAGAGGTAAATGAGATCATGAAATCGAAGGACGATGAAATCAACAGTTTGAAGGACAAACTGGAGTATTTTGAGAGTCAGCCGATTCAGAAATCAATTCGCCCGGGTTCCGTTGAGTACATTAGGAAGAGTTTCGAAGTCGCAGAGAATGACGGTCTGAAACCGTTAAGCAAACAGATGCAGAAATCGTTAGTTTCTAACGCATTGTTTGAGGCCTTCTCTACTGAAGAAGATTCTTTGATGAAAGGAAAACTTTCAGAAGCAGTGTCCACGTTTGAAGCCGGTAACGGGTTCATTCCAGAGGACGTAATCGCTTACATGAAAGCAAAACATAAGATTGCAATTGTTTAGTTGCAACCGCATCGTTTCAGTCACAAAGCATTTAGGCGCATCGCTTGACAAAACAAATTTTTATCACTATGTTTAATCAAATCAGTTTAGCAGATTATGCAAGTCTTGGTGATGGTGCTCAAACCGCAGGAAATTATTCTGAGCAGGATGTCCAAGAGTTGTTAAAAGCGATGTCTGCCGGGGAGATTACAGGTAGGGAAACGACCAACCTTTTAGACGCTTCCGGAGCACCGTTGAAAGTTGAATCATTGGAGAACACGTTGAAGATCTTAACGAACACTCCTAAACATACACCGTTCTTCTACCGTATCGGTAAGAAACCGGCAACGAACACCGTAGAAGAGTACAACCAGTTGGTTAGTTACGGTGAATTAGACGGAGGCTTCACCTTAGAAGGTGAGTTACCGGAATCGGCTGACTCTATCTACAGGAGAAAAGCTCAATTCGTCAAGTACCTTGGAGTAGTAGGAGGTGTTACTCACCCGATGCAATTAGTAGAAACCGGTTCTGGTGTTTCCAACATGATTGCACAAGAGACGAAAAATAAGGTTGCTTTGATGACAAAGTTAATCGAAGGATACCTTCCTTTCGCAGACTCTCGTATCGTACCGGAGCACTTTAACGGTTTCTTCGCACAGCAAGAAATTGACGGAGACTGGATCTCTAAAGATGAGTATCAAGACTCAGAGAACGTGATCGACTTGAGAGGATCAGTATTGACTGATACCGCTATTGAGCAAGGATCTTTAGGGGTAGTGAACAACTACGGTATTGCCGACTTGATCATCTCCTCACCTCGTACCTTCTCCAACTTTGTTACCAAGTATCACAACAAGAAATGGATTCAACCGGTTATGCCGCAGGTACGTGACGGTGTTTTCGGTCAAAGGGTAAACGAGATCATCACTCAGAACGGTGCAGTGGAGATCATGCAGTCCAACTTCTTCAAGTTCTCACGTTTGAAGAGAACCAACACCTTGGCTACTTCTTCAAAAGCCCCAGCCGCTCCTGTTGCAGATACCACTACTCCGGCAGCTGCAGTTTCTGACGCTACCGCACGTTTCGCAAACTTCACGGGTGATTACTACTACGCTGTTACTGCCCGTAACCGCTACGGAGAATCAGCCTTGACCTTGTTGTCATCCAACTTGGTAACTGTTGCCGCTGGTCAAGCAGTAGACTTGAAGTTCACTGCAGGAACAGGCGCTGCAAACGCTGCCACTGGATTCTGCATCTACCGCACGAAAGTAAACCCGAACGGTACTGCCGCTCAATCAGATTTCTATAAGATTTTCGAGGTTTCCACGAAAGACTTAACTTCTGGTTATGACGGTGCAGCCGCAGGCTTAGTACGTGACAAGAACCGGTTCTTGCCTGACTGTGATCAAGCGTTGCTTGTTGAATGGGACGCAGACCAAGTTTTAGCATGGAAGCAACTTGCTCCTATGATGAAGATGAACTTGGCTTTACTGGCACCGATCAGTAGGTTCATGGTATTGTGCTATGGAACCCCGATCCTGTACGCTCCTCGTAAGATCGTGCGTGTGATCAATATTGGTGACGTTATAGCCACGAATTAAATAACCTATGCTTAGGGGAAGTTGCGTTCTTCCCCTTTGCCTTTAAAAAACAAAGATATGAGTCAGATTGCTATTTTTACTACTTTAGAACACAGGTTCAACCGGACTATCACCGTGGGACAAGGCTTTCAAGTACTGGTTAACAGTGAAGGAGAAGCGTTCGTGGATGAAAAGGTCGTTCCCTACGCCCTTAACGCTGGATTTGAGTTAAAGGATAAGAACGTTCAATTTCAGACCTTAGAACAGCAGGAACTCGCTAAGCAAATTGATGGTCTGCTGGAATCCGCCAGGGCACAAGCTGATGAAATCATCAGTAAGGCTCAAAAAGAGGCTGAAAAGATTATCAATGAGGCGAGAGGAAAAGCAGGACTTATTCTCGAGGAAAACCAAGTTGATGAGAAAGAAGAAGCCCGGAAAAATTTGCGTGAAAAAACAGTTGAAGAGTTGAAGGTGATCTTGATTGAATCCAAGGCTCCAGAAAGTGAATGGAAGAAGATCACGAAGAAAGACGACTTGATTGAGTACATCATGAAGATCTCTTTTTCTGAGTAAATAATAAATTTTTTGCAGTATGCGGTACACCCTAGGGATAAAGTACCGAAAGAATGGGGAGTCTGTCTTATCACCTAGTGAGATGCAGGCTCTTTATTTTTACGGTATCACGATACAAGACAGGTCCGGTACGGAACTGGGAAATGATGTTTATAGTTTTTTCTTGAAAGCTGCACAGTCTGAGATAGAAAAATACCTAGGCATCAAGTTGAAAAAGCAAGTCATACTTGAGAATCTAGATTTTTACGGAGATGAGTTCCGACAGTTCGGTTTTATCAGTACTACCTACCCAGTAGTGAAACCGTTTAGGCTAGTAGGGTTCTTAGGACAGGTGAAACAACTAGAATACCCGAAGCAATGGCTATGCTCAAGGCTGACTTCTGATATGGAGACTTTTTACAGGAGAATCTTCATCGTTCCCACTCAGTCAGCAGTAGTGGAAATGACTGGGGAATCTATGCTGTATTCAGGTGTGCTGCCTAATCTAGGGATGATGGGGTATAAGACCCTACCTAACTACTGGAATGTAGAATATTGCACGGGATTCGAGAAGATACCGTTTGATATTATAGACGTGATAGGGAAACTTGCAGCAATAGGAATTTTCAACGTGGCGGGGGATATTGCGTTAGGGGAGTCAGCGCTTGCCTCTTTTTCTTTAAGTATTGATGGTCTCTCTCAAAGTATCTCAACAACGAACTCGGCCACTAATGCGGCATTCGGTGCCCGCATCATAAATTACCAGAAGGAGATTAAAGATTCTTTGTCTAAGTTAAAGACTTATTACAGGGGAATAGTCTGTACTTCCATGTAAAATAGGGTAGGTATGGAAAAGAAGATTGTAGAAACTAAAGCCTCATATCCAGGAGTACCTAGGGTAGATTTTCTCTACCCTGATTTCGATGCCTTGGTAGACAATAAGGGGTATGAAGTTATCTGGGAGAGGGCTATCCCTTGTCCTTGCTCAAAGAGAGTACAACATCAATCCACTTGTAGGAACTGTGGGGGCTCAGGCTGGGTGTTCATAAATCCTACTCGTATTAAGGCCGTTTGTCAGTCCTTGAACAAGAATACTAGGTATAAAGACTGGAGTGTTGAGATGTTAGGCACTGCAGCGATAACGGTAAAATCCATGTTTCATTTGAATTTCATGGATAAGATTACGATTGAGAACTCTATTTCTCCTCAGTCGGAAGTATTGATAGCGAGAGAATGGAACGGGCAGTTGTACGCCTTCACCATATATCCGATATTAGAAGTTACTGACGTGTTCTTGTTTTTAGGCACTTCTGAACCCCTAAGACTTTTACAGAAGGGTATTGACTATACCTTTGAGTTAAATAGGATCGTGTTCTTTCCTAGTTCATGCGTTCGTGAAGGTAGTTCCGTTTCCGTGACGTATGAGCATAAGGTTCAGTACAACATTATAGATCTAAATCATGACATCAGGAACACGTTTATCTTAGACAATAAGTCTAGGGAGAACAACACTAATATGCCTATCGCTGCAATCATGAGAAGGGTTCATAACGTGATAGACGCACCGAACTTAACAGATGATAATTTAGTGAATAATTCCTACTTACCATGATAACGTTGGATCTTAGTGATTTCTTTAAGGAGTGGCAATTAACGATAGATCAAGCAGAATCTTTCGTTGATACCCTCTTGTCAGAAATCGGTGCTAGGTTCTCGGAAGAGTGGCATAATTTAGCGGGAAAGGAACTGAAGCAGACTCGTCAAGAATATCAGAGGGGGATATACGTTCAAAGACCTTCTTTCGATTCCGTGATCATAGGACTTGACGGTTGGTTGCCAAACGCTGTAGAACAAGGAATCATGCCTTTTGATATGAAAGAAGGGTTCATGAATTCTTCAAAGCGTCACTTGAAGAAAGGTGGGGGCTGGTACTTAACAGTTCCATTTCGATTAGGGACACCTGGAATAGTAGGTGATTCAGGGATATTCTCATCCGTGATGCCTCAAGAAGTGTATGAAGTTGCGAAGAAGGAACTGAAGACTAGGAGATCTCTGCCTGCCGCCTCTTTGCCTCCTCAGTTTCAGGTGAAGGGTGTGAGGAGTGAGATACTGAATGAGAAAGGGGAACAGGTATTCCCTGCTTATCAGCATAAGAACCCTATTTATGAAGGCATGACGAAATCTAACAAGGAAGGACATTCACACTACATGACATTCAGGCGAGTTTCTGACAATTCAGATCCTAACTCATGGATTCATTCAGGGATAGTAGCTCATGATCTCTTACAGAAGACCTTTTCTTCTTTCAATGTTGAAGACATAGTTTCTAGGGTGAAAGAAGATTTCATAAAAACTTTAGATAAAGTTTAGTATAAGAAATATTTTTTGTATATTTATGGTGTTAAAGAATTTAACCAGTTAAATCAGTTAGAATTATGAATATAGGCGCACAGAAACGGATTAACGCAATCCTGCAAAACGTACAATCGGGTGTTTCACCTGAGTTTATCGAGAAAGGTAAAACTGCACAAGTAGGGGAGATCAGGGAGTGGAACGGTCAGAAGATGCAAAAGACCGTGAACGGTTGGATACCTGTTAAGGAGGGTACTGGGAGCAAAGGAGAACATCGTTTTGAAGACAAAGGCGGTGGTAAGTTTGAGTTGGAAATTCCTGGTAAGGGTGGTGCTCAGATTGCAGAAGGAAACGGGCAGTTTGAAGTGAAGGTATGGAATAAAGATTTCAAGTACCTGACTGATGATTCAAAACGCCATGTTTTCGATAGTAAGTCAGCCGCTGAAAGTTTCGCAAGAAAACTACTGAACAAGCAAATAAGTGGTACTTCTAGTAAGGAAGATCCACTCGCAAACCCAGTGAAAGAAAAAATGGGATCGAATGAAAAATCTTTGGTTCAGAAAATTTCTTCTGAGTTGAAAGAAGGGACATTTGATGAGAATTCCAAACTTGTCTCATTGATGGATAATGTTGACGGTGACGCACAGAACAAAGAGATAAAGAAAGAATTAGATAAGAAGGGCCTTGAAATGACTCAAAACGGTCGTACTATCACGATTAAGAAAAAGGCAACTTCACCGGAAGAAAAGAAACGGAGGAAGATCGAGGCAGACATTGCAGAGAAGAAGAAATGGATCACTCGGTGGGATGAGAGGAGTAAGAACGGTGCAGATGAAGAGGCTCGTTCTAGTGCGAAAGAACACGCTCAAAAGTTGAGGAACGAAGTAGCGGAACTTGAACAAAAGCTTTCTAGATAGTATGGTCATTATACCAGAACAGATAATATTGCAGGTCGTCAAGGGACTTCTCACGTTGATAGATGAGAAGTACCTCTATGCTGTTTTCGGTGACCTGCAATTGCCTGGTAATAATTACAACTACTTTGAGAATGCGAAAGAGATATTCTTGACACGTGATAATACCTCACCTAGGAAGATAGAGGCGAATCTTTTCTTTAACCGTAACCGTGCTTCACTGCCTACTATTCATATTGGTTTGCCAGGTGAAGTCCTAGGTGAAGGCAACGGTATAGGCTTTGATCCTAGCGAGGATTTCATGACTGAAACAGGGTTAGAAATACAAGAGTATTTCTCTCGTACTTATAACTCAAGGTATAACATGGTCTTCACTTCTAACAATACCTTTGAAGTACTGATAATGTACAACGTTATGAGGTGCCTACTTCAAGGTAACGTTCAGGTCTTGGAGGAATCAGGGTTGAGAAATTGCAAGTTCTCAGGAAATGATTTAAATTTGAGTGATTACTTAACCCCGGAAATTTACGCTAGGGCGTTGTTCATTGATTGCATTTACGATATTAAAGCACCCTCCTTATCTTTGAGTAGGGGTGTGACGGATAGCTGGTGTAAGGGAACTATGATAATTTAATTATGGCAAAGAAAGAAATATTAGAATCGGAATTGACACGTGATCAGGCAATAGAGCATTTTCAGTTAAAGCCTGCGTACAAGTTTGTAGTGTCTAAACTGTTTGACCGCAAGGAAGTTCATACCACTACCGTATGGGCTCGACTTTTCAAGGAGAAGAAAATAATCTATAACAAATAAACATTAGGGACATGAGTATCTCACATATTTTTAACGGAAAGGTAATTAGTTTACCAGGGGCCTATTCTGCAGTGAAAGCGGGATCGACTAACTACTACTCAACCTCATCCTACTCAAAGGTCTTAATCATCAACACAGACAAGGAGAACTCATTCGGTGGGGCAGTGAACGGTGAGCTGACGAAAGGGAAAGACGCCTTGTATAGGGTAAGAACACAAGCGGAAGCGAAATCATTGCTGAAAGCAGGACGGTTATATCAGATGGTGAAACCCCTATTTCAACCGTCACGTAAGTCTGGTACCAACGGTATCTCAGACCTTTATTACATCAACGCTTTGACAACTAAAGCTGCAGTCATGAAGCCTGAACTGACTTCTGGAGACGCAGAGTTGTCTATCCAATGCCTTGATGAGGGGCTGTCAGGAAACGGGAATGAGACATCCAAGGGAAGTGGTGTTTTGGCGACTGGGTACGCTTTGAAGATCATTTCAGGTGTACGTGACACTAGTAAATATATCATTCAAATCTGGCAAGGAACTTTCAAGGGTTTAGCAGAGGACGGCTATCCCTATGATGAGGTAGCGATAGAAGATTCAGTACCAGAATTGGTGTTTGAATCTGCGGAAGTAGAATCAGTAGGAAAATTCGTTGAGTGGGCACAAGGCAACCCTACTTTTAATAACGGGTTCAGAATTAAGTCTTGGAAGGACGGTCAATTCCAAGAGGCCGATAAGAGCCATAATACCTTGGTTCTAGCTAAAGACGGTACAGCGACTTACGCTGAGACAGATCTTGAGGCAGCTCTTGAGTACTTGCAAGACCTTGATTTCAATGTCTTATTCTCTTTGAATATGACGGGGGAAGACGGTGCAGACACTATTAATACTAGGTTCCAATACTTCATTCAAAACGAAGTAAGGGGAGAGAAATTCCTTGCGATAGCAGGAAAGAATGACTTAGTAACGGGAGGATTCACGGAGAATCAGGAAGAGGCTGCCCGTTGTAACTCAGATAGGGTATGGTTGATTCATGGTATCCCTCGGAAAAACTCAACGTTCGTGCCTGCTGGTTACCGCACGTTGACTCCCTTGTACCTGACAGCGTTACTAGTAGGACGACAAGTAGGACTCCCCCCTCAAGATTCTTTAACTTTCAAGGATATTGACATTGATGGGCTGGAATTCCCGTTGAAATACAACCAAAAAGAAGACGCCTTATCAGCAGGCCTCCTAACAGTTGCTTACGATGAGGACTTAGAAATCTTCTCTTGTATTCGTGGAGTGAACACGTTGCAGAATAACGATTACATTCAGAACGCAGACGGTACTTCACCGTTAATCCAGTTGACTAGGATTGCGGCTCAGTTGAACACTGACATCTGTATCAATGCGAAGAGAAGGTTCTTCACGACTGAAGCAGGGCCGAACAGGTCAAGTATCAGTACTCAGTATTTAGAGGACTGGGTAAGGGGACAACTTGAAGACAAGGTAGCGACTGAGAATAGGGACAACATCATTATTAGCTACTCGGACGTGTCAGTCACGAGGGAAGGAGATGCCTATTACGTGACTTACAAGTTTGAGCCTAATAACGAGATTGGGTTCTTGTTCTTCACCGGTTTTTCAATCATTTAAAGTAGTTAGGATATGCAGCAAACATTTTCAGCACCTTTAGCTTCCATACAGATCAATGGGACGAAGGTAGGATATATCAGGGACCTGAACTTCACGGAGACAGTTCAGCGTGGAGAAATACAGGGGGTCGGGGAGTCAAAGCTTATCGAGGCTCCCGCCCTTGCCTTTAGAAATCAATTCACTGCGTCAGCATGGTTTATCTCATTGAAGTTGCTAGGCAACGTGAAGGACCCGTTCTGGCCTGTTGATGCGACAGACCCTAAAACGATGTTAAACACTATTCTCTTGAATGAGAACCCCGTTTCTATTCACATCTATAAGAAAACGAAGAACCAAGTAGATCAGACTACAGGACTAGTACTAGGGGACGTGAACTATGAGAGGGTTGCTATCATTCCAGACGCACTGGTGAATAGTAGGTCTTGGAACATCTCAGACGGTCAAGTCTCAGGGAAAACAATCAACGGGATCTATTTAACTCCGGTATTCTTAATCTAATAAAATATGAACGTAGTAACAAAATCGGTACAGATTCAGGGTAGGACGTACACGACATCTTACCCCACAGTCGGTCAAATGATCGACATTCAAGTAGTAGAAAAGCAACTGAGTAGAGGGACAGCGAAAGACCTCCTCATCAGTGGTATGGGGAAGGACATCGATGCCTACCTTTACATTACCACTTTCGCTCACATGAGTGTTCTTTTCCCTACCTTGAAAGGTGACGCAAAGGTCAAAACGCTGTTAGACCTCTCGTTGGAAGACTTCCAAGAATTAGTGGACGTGTACACGGATGAGATTCAACCGTGGTTGCAGGAGTGGGAAGAGAAAATAAAGGAACGACTTCAGAAAGCAACGAATGGAAAGAAACCGGAAGGAGAAACAACTGTCGATTGATGACGTAGAAGAACTTATCCTGGAATGGAACATACGCTTCCCTATTGATAGGTGGTGGAGAAAGACTCACGTAGTTTCCTTCAACTCAGCTTCTCATAGGGAAGTTTCTTTTATAGATATGTTCGTGGAATGGTTGGAAGATGATATGTTCAAGAGGTACGAGAAGGAGAAGAAAGAAGAGAACCCGTGGGATAAGTACACTCCTGGAGAACCTTGGTTGAAAGACGGACTGATTAATGAAGAAGAACAAGTGATGACAGATGAAGAGTTCTCAAAACTGAAATTAGAGTAGGCACACAATGAACGCAAATATAAGGTTTAACATAGAGGGTCTGCAAGAAGTCAGAGGTGGGATGGAAAGAGTCCTAGAGGTAACGATGCGTCAGGCGGACATACTTTCTAGGAGTAACGAGAAGACGATAGAATCCTTAAGGCAACAGATAGCACTGATTGATGAGAGGAACCGAAGGTTCTATGAGTTAGGCAACCCCTTAAATACACCAGGAGTACATACTACTATTCCAGGCGTCCCGTTTAACACGGGAGTAGGGGCAGGTGACCGGCCTGATACTGAGCCTAGGGGAATAGACGCCTTAGTTCAACTGATCAGTGAGAAGGGTATCAAACTGGATGAGGCGACAATTAGGGCAATCAGGGGCGGTTATGACACCCCTAATAACCCTGAAGACAAACCTGCGCCAGCTCCTCCTTCTGAAAGTCCAGACAGTGATAGGACGTCTAGATTCTTGTCAGGGTTTCTGCTTTCTAACATCATTAACCCTATTCGCCAGCGTGACCCGTTAAGTGCAAGTGCTACTGTTCTTGAGAACACGGGAATGGGAATGATGAACATGGGGAAAGGCTTAGGGATAGCTGGACTTATACTTACCGCACTCACTGGAGCGGGTAGAGGATTAGGGCTTGACATCATTAGTGATATTGAACCGTACGCTGCACAGTCTGCTAGGACCTTCGGTGGTAGGACTAATGAGTACTTGGCAATGGGTAATGTTGAGTTAGACCCCTTCCGTAGGAATTTAGGGACTAATCCTTACATGAATCTAGGATACAATAGGTCTCAGGTATTACAGAATCAGATACTCGCTGCCACGTCCTTAGGAACACGTGATCAGGAGAATTTACGATCGTTCCTTCAATTAAGAACTGCAACGTCCTTATCTGATTCAGACCTTCAATCTCTGAATAGGATCGGTAGGGGAGAAAGGAATTTCTCTTTAGAGAGGTCAGTAGGTACTCTATTTGGAGGCATTAGATCAACGGGCAGGACAGAAGAACAATCTTTGATAATGTTGCCTGAGTACCTGAAACTTCTCACTGATTTAGGGAAACAGCAAGTAGACCTTTTGGGAGAAGTGAACACGGGCGTAAACACTAGGATACTTTCTGCCTTTTCACGTGTATCACCTCGGTTGAACAATCCCGATGTCTTACGAGGTGTGGTGAATGACGTGTATAGGAACCTTCAAGGGGCAGTGAACCCTCAAGTAGAAGCACTTCAGTTTCGCTCACTACAGCGTGCCAGACCTGGTCAGTCTTTATGGGAATATGAGAAGATGAGGGAGAATCCTTTCTCAGAGCAAAGTCAGAGGTACCTTCCTAATTTCCTTTCTGAATTACAGCAAATGTCAAACGGTACTGTAGAGGACTTCGCAAGGAATATCTCAGGAGCTTTGTTCGGTGGTAGTAGGAAACAGATTTCAGAAGACATAGCGAAGGCGTTTCAGTCAGGCAACTTCAACTTAGCGAGTAGTATAATTAGGGATAATAGGGAATTGACAGGTGAGGACTTGCAAAGAAGGGCTCTTGATGCCGTGAATAGATTCGATAAGTTGGCTGCTGTTTGGGAACAGGCAAAAATCGGAGATATTACCTCTTCTATTGATGCGTTAATCGAGATGCTAAGTGCCAAGTTGGAATCTATTGATAAGACAGTAGGGGAGATTTCAGACTTCTGGAAAATAGCACAAGGTGGTCCAGAAGGATCACTTATCCTTTCTAAAAAATTGATGAACTTTTTCAAGGATTAAACAATATGGCAGAGAAACAGCCTCAACCTATTCAGTACCTTTTCACGGATCCTACCGTTAAAACTGTCGATGATCTCTTGCAGAAGCAGGATACCTTATTCAACGGTTATCAAGGCAAGAAAGAAGATTTCTTAAAGTATGATGGTGGTACAGGGAAAACGAATAAGGAAAGGATTGAGGAACAATATAATGATTTTGATGAAGATTTAGGGTATGAGGTAGGAACTGAGTACCTGAAACCTAACACGGTTTTACTCCTTGACCCTACCATAGTCAGGACTGATTTCATAGGGATTAAGGGGGACAACCAGGTGAATAACCTTTTTGATTTTAGTGCTTACTACGTTCAGGAATATGAAGAGTTGAAGAAGAACCCTCAGTATAGACCCACTTTACGTGTTATCAAAGGCGACACGGAGGTAGGGTATAGCAATTATTACTTGAGTGTTTGGATTTATTCTCGTGCTTTCAACATGATTATAGATATGTCCGCCTACTGTATGTCTTTAGACGTGAACTCTATGCTGCAGGGGTCTAACTTCACTCTCATATTCCCTCTTTCTGCTCATCCTGGACTAGGAATCAGAAGGGCGAAGAAGAACAGGGAATCTAACGTTGATATAGTTTCCTTCCCCACTAAGTTGACTAAGTTTGCGCAGAGGATCTCAACGAATGACATAGTCTGGATCAGGTTTGAGGAACTGCAAATGGAGAAGGACAGGGAAGAATTCTCTGGTTTGAAGCAAGTGGACAACAGTTCATTAGCAGGTAACGTTTATGACCTTATCGGTTTGGTAGACACGGTACAGCAAAGTTCTAAGGTATCGTCAGCGCAAGGAGTAGTAACAGTGACTGGTAGAGATCTTTCTAAACTCTTTCAAGACGATGAAGCCATATTTCAACCCCTTGCAACTATTTCAGATTCAGCCACGGGTAACATCATCATAGGGTCAACGCAAGATGACGGTTTGATAAAGAGGAATTTCGTGTCTGGAGAGTACCCTATTCTTTTTTCTAAAGAGTTTCGTGATATAGAGACAACCATGCAGTTCTACATGAATCAGTTGTCTAACATAGGACTTTTACCTGATGACATCAACGACACTTTCTTTGGTTCATACGTGAAGAATGGAAATGATCGAAGGAGTTATACCTACAGGGTGAAGGGGACGGAGGTTGAGAGGAAGTTAATGAGGGGCCTTTATCAGATCATTAAGTTACAGGTAGACCCTGCGGTGAAAAACATGAAGGTAGTAGACAGTTCAGTGTCTCAGCCTGAAGGATCTCTACTGACTCTATTCAACAAGTTATGCCAAGAACCCTTCGTGGAACTTTTACTCCACACCTATTCTGACGTGTATAACATTGTCGTTAGGAAGCCGCCTTTTGATAAAACCAGTTTACAGTCATTATTACCTCAAGAGAAAGGAGAGAAGAAGGAAGAAGGAGACGGTGATATTGAGCAGTCATATCATAAAGAAACTCAAGAAGAATCAGGCTTTCAGGCCGGAGATCACCTATTTAACTTACCTGCGTCTGATGTTGCCTCAGAAGAATTGATGTTTGAAGATAACTTCTACACGTGGTACAAGTGTGAGTTTAAGGGTAGGTTCATAGGGCAGAACACGGTGTTGGCGCAAGTGCCTATCATATATTTCTCAGATTACGTGAATATTTGGGGGTCTAGACAAATGCAAGTAAACTCAAACTACACGGTAGTAGGGGACGATGGGAAGATTGGAACTATAGAGAGTAAAGACCAAATCATCAGTGATATTCTTTACGTGATAGAATCGACTGCCTATTTGCCTTTTACACGTAAGGGGACGATAACTTTGAATAAAGGGGATAGGCGCATTAAACCAGGATCGTGGATTAGGTATAAGAAGACAGGGGAGTTGTTCTATGTTGAGGGTGTCATGAATCAAGTACAGGTAGGGATGACATCAGTCACACGTAGGACTACTTTGACTGTTTCTAGGGGGATGGTTGAAGATTTCGTGGTAGGTAAGACAATTAGGGGCACCTTGATGAGCTACTTTAACCTCATAGACCTTGAGAATATTAAGAATTCTCTGCGTCAGTTTATGACAGCGGAGAAGGCGGTGACTAAAGAAATTTTAGTGAATAAAGAAGTGTTTGAGTTCTTTTTATCCAGAGAACAATTCTTTGATAAAGAAGGACAAGTCTGGGCAGATGATCTCACTTTAAATGACTAGGGTATGCTGAATGATTTGAAGACATACGTTAAGGGTAACATCTCGGTAGGTATAGGATACATTATCGTGCCTCCAGATGTTGATAGGCAAAAATATATAGACACCTGTTACGCTAAGGAGACAGTCTCCATGTACCTCGATTTTGGTGGATTCAGCGTGAACAACGTTAGGATTTCAGTTGATGCCTTGAACTTGATTGAGTTCCCTAAAGAAGGTGAGGACTTTGGAAGTTGTGTTATTTTCTGCCTTCACCCTCAGAAAAAGTTCCCTATCGTTTTGTCAGTGATAAATAAAGATGAAGAATGTCTATCATTACATTATAAAGAGTTTAAGAGAACGAAATCTGAGGGACTTAATTCAGTCACGATCACGGGCAACGGTCAGAAGGGAAGTCTCCACGTTTCAGTGGAAGACATGGAAGGCCGAGGTGGTGAAATTTACGTGTCTTTGAATCAGAGAGACAGGAGTGGGAAGTTTACCGTGGAAGTTAAGGGTCAAATCTCATTAATCTCTGATGACCTTTACCTGTTCAATAAAAAGTTACAGCTTATAAATGAGACAACCTCTCTCTTAAGTAAAACGAAGATTTCCCTGGGGATTGATAATTATGAACAAGCGGTGTTAGGGAACACTTTGAAAGATGAGATCTTGGATCCATTGATAAACGTGCTGAAACAGTTTAGGGTGCAAACAGCGATGGGGCCTTCAGGGATCCCTTTGCCTGACATCGTGCAGAGTTTACAGCAAATACAAGGTAAGTTAGTAAACATATTATCAGAAAAAGTAGAACTGGAATGACATTAGTTAAGGGGACGTTAGAGACAGGCTTCCGAGAGATATTTGATGAGAAGTACTCTTCTTTCAAAGGGTTTCCTGAGACGTTTGAAGAGGCAGTTCAAAGGTGGGCATCAGTAGTAGATTCTTACGGTTCAAAGGTGACACCTACTTCTACTTCTTCACCAGCGGCGAAGGCATCTTTTATCTCCGTCTTTTCCACGATGAAGCCAGTTAATGACTTAGACGTGTTAGACAAAGCGATAGTAGCTTATGGGGTTGCATTAGCACCAGGTATGCTTCCTGCTTTCACGGGAACACCTCCTCCTACAGAAGTAGGAGTGAAACAGGTTGAAACGATAGGGTTGAATAACGGTACTTCTGAGGCTTGTGCTAAGAAGTTAGCAGACCTTATTGACGCTTGGTTCAAGAAAGGAACTGCCGTGAATACTACCTCTGGTGCCACAATTTTTTGGAGTTAGTAAGGCATTCTCAAAAATAATTATTATATTTAAGGAGTAAAAGATACATCTTATGGTAGGAATCACAGAAATAAGTATAGGAGGTAAGTTAACCTCTGTTATTCAGGCGACCGAAGACGGTGACATCATTACCTTGAGGACTGATCAACCGTTGTTGGGGATGAGTTCTGCCTTGGAGATACAAGACACTACAGTCAATGAGACGGAAAATATATATTTTGAGAGGTGGTACCGTTGCACCCTTGACGGTTTGAACTGGGGTGAGTGGACTAGGTGGGAAAGAGGACAGGCTTTGCAAGGTCTGGAAGTAAAGAAGAACCACGTGTTCTTAATAGAATATAGGTATCATAGGGTAGGTAAATCTCCTCAAGTCTTGTACTTTAAGTCAGCGGAATTCCTTTTCATGTATGAAAAGCCAGCAGTACCTAAGATTTATGAAAAGATGTTCTATAAGAACTACTTCCCTTATCATAATCAAGATTCTATCAAGTACGCTATGAATATACTTGAGAAAGTATATAAGAGGGGAATCGTGCCTAGGTATTTAGAACGTGATCAGAACTTGAATTGGGATGATGAGGATTACATTAATTTCTGGTGGAGTGTCATATACTTGTACGCTCTGAATAGCACTTATTCTAAGGTTTTTGAAAACATATTGCATCATACGGATCTTTTAAAGAAATATGTTGAGCAGAGAGGAATCTACACGTCAGAAGATAATGACTTGGCAGAATTATTCTACCTTTGTAATTACCATTACGATGAGATCATGAAGAGAGGATCCCTATCAATATTTGACACGGATAGAGAACTCCCTCCTAATTATCAAGGAGACATCTTGATCAAAGGTGAATTAATGAGACTTTTAGGACTAACTTGGGAAGATGACATCATCAAGGCGGTTCTATCGTCTGAATCTCAAGGCTGGATAGTGGATTATAAGAGTCCCTTGTACGGGATTAATGATGTAGATATAAACTTCATCAAGGCGTATGAATCTACAGTAGGTATTACAGATCCTAGTCTGTACCCCGTCACTGGTACCGTCTCATACCTCCCTGTAGAGGTGAAAGGGAAACAAGTACCCGCCTTCAAGTTTTTAGGGTCCGTGAGCATGGACAACGGTTTAGGAGACATTAATCATGAGAATATAGACAAGGCAGTTTTAGTGAATTCTAAGTTGTCGTATAAGATGACCACCTGTATTGTCACGACCCAACCGAACACTAAGGTGAAGTTAGGAGTGAAGTTCTTCGATAGTATCAACGTTTCCACTACTAAATTCTTCACGGAGAGCAAAACGATCACCCTTCCTAAGGCTGGGGTGTATGAGATTGATTCTTACGTGTTCGGTGAAGACGTGGAGAATTTTAAACCTGATTTCAATATCGGGATAGGGAAGAATATGCAGTTTGACAATGATAGTTACATAAAGATGCTCCCTATCGTATCATGTGATAAGGATATGTATTTATGGAACTACAAGTATAGGGTATTAGTGAACATGGATTTCTTCATGGTGTACAGGGAAGAAATGCTTTTAGTAGTGGAGAAAAAGAGTTTGAGGTACACGGATGAGGAGATCGAGAAGATTATCAAAGAAACTCTGATCCCGTACTCAATGAACTTAAATTTGACAATAGTATGAAAAATGGTAATTTGGACTTCCAGGAGGGGTTATTCCTGGGTAAAGAGGAACTCGATAGGCAACAGGACTTCATGCAAGGGAACACACTCTCTATCCTGAAGAAGTTCGGTTCCAAAGGTTTGTTTGAGGTATTCCAGAAGTGGAACCTAACTATAGATAACACGAGGAAAACGATAACCTTGAACGGTCAGAAAGGAATTTTCGGTTTTGACACGCAAGAGAGGTTCTTATTCTTCAATAGGCAAAAGACAGCACCACTAGGATTCACTGCCCCTACTACTATTTACGTGGGTTTGGAATTCATGGCAGAATCAGTGGAAGAAGGGACTATCTCCATACTTTCTGACGGTACGGTGAGTGGAGTAGGAACCGAGTTCACGAAGATTTTTAGGACGGGAGATAAGGCGAACCGGTTGATACTACTTGATGGTACGGATAGAATTTTCGGGATAGGGAACGTCTCAAGTGATACTTCAATGACGGTAGTAGGAGAGAATGTCACTAACATTGCTAACGTGAATTTCGGTGTAGTAGGAACTTTCTCACCCTACGTTATTTCTTCAGGGTTACCTTACTTGTATAATTCTTATAAGTTGGTTACCTCTTCTCAACCGTTCAATGAGACAACACAATTTCAGATAGGAACTATCACGTGGTCAGGATCTACTCCTACTTTTACTCCTAGTCAGAATGAGGATTCTAGACTGATCATTGCGTCTGAAGCGTCAGGAGTGAAGAAGGTTGAGTACATAGAGGACACGGGAGAACTTGTAATCACGAACATTACCGGGTCAACCGTTAAAACGACCCTGCCTATTCCAGAATTGGAACAGTACGTGACAGAGAATATCTCTCAAATGAATCAGAAGGTGTCGCAACTAGACCAAAATTTCACTCAGTTAAACCAAAATGTCAACAATTTGAGAGATGAGGTAGGGGAATTGAGTGATCAGATCGGAGAGATAGGAAGGAAGCTTGATACCATTAATGGAGAGGTAATATAATAAACTATGAGACTTTACTATACTGTTATTTCAAAAGAGGGTGATCTTCAACAGAAACCAACTCTATCACTGGGTGGGTTCTGCTCAAGTTCTCCCGTGCCTAACGAGTCGTTTGATAACTTGTTTTCTGAGATCACAGAATACACGATTCAGAACAATGTCCCGCAATATATCGGTTTGATATTGAAAAATACTTTCGATCAAGAAGCAGATCAGGTTAAATTGTGGATGGAACAAGATTCTAACGATTACGGGAAATTTAGGGTAGGAGTAGTTAAACTGACTTCTAACGGTCAGATGGAGAATATTGTTTCCCCTTCATCTAAGCCTGTTTACTCTGAGTTTTACGATGTTACGGGAGAAGAGGAGGCAATATCCCTTCCTAACATGAAACCTGGAGAAATGTACGGTATCTGGGTAGAGAGAACCTTGAACTTTGATTCAGAGTACTTACAGAAAAGAACTCAGTGTGACTTCCTGTACGAGCATTTAAAAGATAAGCTTCCTACTGAGGAGGTGGTGAAAATGTGTATTGATTTTGAATTGATTTGATTATGCCACAGAGTAGAGAATTTCTTTTGCATTCCAACTTTGTCGTGAAGGAGAAGAATGGAGTGATGACGAGTATAGTCGATCCTTTAGACGGGTTCTCTATTCAGCCAGTTATCACGCAAGAAGACACGAAGGTAGTGGAGTACCTTGATACAGGACAAGGAGAACTTGTTATCAACACACGGGCTGAAAAGGACGATTATGTCTTTGACGTGAACGCAGACGGTCAGTTAATAGCGATTTCCCCTTATGACGTGGATTTAAGTATAAATGAGGTAGGAGAACTTGTTGCGAAAAAAATATAAGATTTATATTTGGATCTTGGAAATATAATTATTATATTTGCCTCATGAAAGATGAATTAAAACGGGTTTATTTGTTTTTCTTGAGGAAATTGTCTACTTTCAATGAACTTGAGTTTAACGAGAAGGATATTGACTCATTCTTGAGGAGACTAGGTAAGAAAATGGACCTAGTCCCTCTAGGTGAGCAGTTTGCTTGGGATTACGTTTCGTTTCAGTTTTGCTATTGGGCAGAGAAGAAACACATCAGGAGGAGGGGACAGTATCCCTCCTCTTGGATCTTCGGGGAGAAGGCATTGAAAAGATGGGAAGAAAGGGGAGAAAACTGGTCTTTTTTCGTTGATGATTTTTTAGGCAGGATGGAGATAGTAAGGCCTATGAAGTATTTTGGTGCAGATTTTAGTGAAGTTTGGGAAGAGGAAAGGAAACGTTTCTACAACACGGAAGAAGGATACGTGAACTGCTTATTAAATTCTAAGTATGACTCTCATTCACTTTCATGTAACAGGTGTAAATTCAGTAAAACGTGTAGGGATGGAGAAAGGAATCTGTAAAGGCTGTAAGAAAGAGACATTTATTCAGAACAAGACACTACAACTTTGTCCTGACTGCGTTTATAAGAAAAATCATGGAGGGAAAGACAGGCTTCAAGTTTACAAGGAAAGGCAGGTGGCTAAACCTGCCAAGACTAAAAGGTACGTTTATAAACCGAAGGCAACAGGTGAGAGGGAAATGTTCCTTGAAATATGGGAAGAAAGAGAACATTTCTGTACTAATTGTGGTGTCTACTTGGGAGAAGTACCTCACGCCTTCATGTTCGCACACGTTGAGGCGAAGAGTTTGAACGGTGGGAAGAAAAGGTTAGAAAAGGCAAACGTGGAGTTGCATTGTGCAGAGTGCCACTATTGCCTAGATCATGGAAGTAAAGAAATGTATAATAAGAGAAAGGGTCTATATGAACGCAGGGATAATTAAAGAGTTGAGGCTGGCATTTTTAAAATTAGGTATCGAATCAATCCCTACCTTTTTGGATGATTACTCACGTGGTCTACTTCCAGAAAGTGAACTTGAGGAACTATTGCTTGAGTGGAACACGGGAACAGGAGAGGAAGAAATGCAGGAAATGGAAGAGGCTTGTAGGAGACCTAAAAGTGTCATTAAATATATTGAAATTTGTGGTAATTACTACTTGGCTCATAAGATTTCCTCATTAGAAAAAGAGGAAAAGATAGATTATGAAACAGGAGATTATTACTACACGATACTCATGAATAGATCAGACAGTCACATAATAACTCATGCAAACACTGTCTTCAAGTTTGATACCGTGGAAGAACGTGATAAGGTATTCAGGCTGATAAATGATAAGCTTGCTATATTAGGGATAACCAAATTAAAATAATAGAAGGAAATGACGGAGAAAAAAGAGAAAACAGCTTCTTATACCTTGACAGGTTTAAGGGACTTCTTGAATAAGGAGTTTAAGGGTAGGAAGGTAAATGGGAAGGACTTCACGGTTTCTGATGTTCAGGCGTACATAAAGCGTGGGTACTTGCCTAGGTATTTAGGATCTATTGACATCGTGCCTTTTAAGTTGGAAACGGTGCAAGGAGTTAAGTTATATAGACTAATCGTTAGAAAGAAGAAAGAAGATGAGTTGGAAAAATAATTACGCTACGTTTGACTTGGAAACAGGAGGTCTGATCACGAAGAACAAGCCTCTTCCTCCAATCACTGAAATTGCTATCTGTGTCATGGATCCTGAGTTAAACGACACGGAGGAGTATACTTCCATGATAATACCCTACGTTGAAGAGAAGTTCTATGAGCAACCAGCATTAAACGCTTCCCACATAACATTAGAAATGTGTCGAGAACAAGGGAAACCTTCTGATGTCGTGGCGAAAGAAGTTGAGGCATTCTTCAAGAAGCATTTCTACAAAGACGGGAAGACAAGTAGGAAACCGATCTTAGGGGGACATAACATAGACGCCTTTGACATCCCGATATTAGACAACTTCTTATCGTTGCATGGAGTAGACCTTGAGAAAATCACGAACTTGGATTTCACCATAGACACGATGAAGTGGGCACGCCAGACCTTTTCTAATCTATCAGGATACACGTTAGGAGACTGTCTCACGGAGGTCGGTATTGATCTTACTAACGCTCACCGGGCCTTGTTTGACACTAGGGCGAACCATAAGTTGGTGAGGTATTTCTTGGAGAACTTGAGAGGTAAAGGCGGGATAGGCCAGAAAGAAGAAAAACAGCGGTTTAGGACAGGATTCAGTTATGGATTTTAGAAAGGAGTAGTACACGTATGGATTTCTTAAATTCTTTGACTTTAACGGAAACCGAGATATTACTTGATCAGCAAAGGCAAATGATAAACACCCTTGATGATAAGTGCTTGGAGGAGTTGTTAAAGGGGTATGGTAGTGATACAGAGGCGTTGCTGGACGTGATGATGGAGGAAACGTTCAACGTTATTAACTTAAAGAAGTATGAAGGGAAATCCCTTCTAACTGATTTTCCAGCCATACAATCAGGGTTTGAGGAATTCCTTAGGGAGGAAAACTTAAATTACTTCGTGCATTCTGTCTTAACGGAGTTTGAGATGAACTGGCACAACGTGGAGTGGTTTTCCATGATTCAGTTGTATAGACTACTTTGCTTGATCGCTGCCCGTGACCATTCTAAGTCATTTTCATGCTCCTTCGCTTACCCTTTGTGGAGATTGTATAGGTATCATCGTGATACGGCTTTAAGGTCGTATCCATCTGATATTAAGTTCTATAAAGAAGGTATGCTTATCACGAATGAGTACAAACTGGCGAAGAAGTTAATTAAGAAGGTGAGGGAGGAAGCCGAGCAGAACCCTATACTTCGTGAGAGACTATTTCCTGGGTATAACACTTCAGGATGGGGGTCTGAATCGTTAGTATGTAAGAACGGGGCAGAAATGACCTTGTCTTCTTTCCGTACTTCAAACCGTGGACCCCACCCGGGTTGGATTATCTGTGATGATTTCTTGGACAAGTCAGCGATGTACTCAAAAGAGCAGAGGGATAAGTTCGTTGAGGTGTTTAACGCTGAGGTGATGAATATGCTCCTACCACAAGGACAATGTCTGGTAGTAGGAACTCCTTTCCATGAGAAAGACCTTTACGCAACACTTAAAGAAGCCCCCCAGTGGGCAGTTTTTGAGTATCCAGCTGTTTTCCCTGACGGTCATCTCCTTTGGAGGAATAGGTATGACTTCGAGGCTTTGAAGAATAAGAGAATTTCTCTGGGATCAATGATTTTCTCAAGAGAAATCTTGGTGAGGCCGATCTCAGACAGTACTTCTATTTTCCCGTGGGAAATTTTAAATAAGGCCTTCATCAACATGAAGGATTTCAGGTTGGTAGAAAACCGTATGTCTTATCCCGTTCCCATGGTGAAGGTATCAATAGGTGTTGACCTTGCCCTATCAGCGAACACGGGGGCGGACTATACCGTTATGATCGTTTTGGGGCAAGACTCCTTAGGGTTAATCCACTTGATGAACTTGACCAGGCTTCATGGTGCATCGTATAATGAGCAGATAGCTACTTTGCAAAGGTTAAACTCTGCCTTCATGCCTGATAACATCATCATGGAGGTGAACGGGTTCCAAAGGGTGATGTCTGAGTTGGCGCAAGAAGCAGGGATCACGAATATAATTCAGGAGACAACGACTGCACACACGAAGAAAGACTTATATGAAGGTCTGCCTTCCTTGGCTGTTACTTTTGAGAGAGGTATTTACCGTTTCCCCCGTGGTGATGAGAACTCAATAGAGAAAACGAACCTCCTCTGCTCTGAGTTGAACTCAATAGCTTTCGATGACACGAAGGGAACTCTTGAATCAGTATCAGAGCATGATGACACGGGAATGGCCTTCCTTTTCGCAAACAAAGGCTTGAAATATATTAACAACACGTTTAGAATAAGTACAGTAGGTAGTTAAAATCGGTAAAATGGCACAAAATTACGAGCAATTTTCTTCGCATTTCTTGGACGAAGTTTTCAAGTTATGCCTACTTAAAAAAGATATTTGTGAGGTTGTCTGCACGCATTTAGAGTATAGTTATATCCCTGTTGACATGAAGGGGTATAAGATAATACTTAAGGCAATTAAGGAGTATTTCGGTAGTACTGGTAAACTCCCTTCTATCGGTATGTTGACACAGAACAACCAGAAACCTGAGGTATATGAGATCCTTGACCGTGTTGTCAACATGAAGATACCGGATAAGGAAGAGGTGTTAGGCACCTTGGAGGAGTACATAAAGAGGGTAAGGTTTCAGAAGTTGTACTCTGACATAGCGGAAATGTACAACAACGGAGACCAGAAAGGAGCGATAGAACTTCAGGCCAAAGAATCACAAGAGATAGTCAATTTCTCTGTTAAAAATGATTCTTCTTACCTGCAGGATGTCTTTGAAGGTTTCTATGAGAGAGATGAAGAGAGATTCATTAAATCTCAGGATTCTGACAATAAGATAAGGAAGATACCCTTCGGTATAGACCTTTTAGATAGATTGACACACGGAGGTTCTTGTCCTGATATAGGGGAGATAGACTGTTTTCTAGGTAGGTCAGGATCAGGAAAGACGAAGTATCTAAGGTGGAGGGGTGTGTCAGCGGCAAGGTTCGGTTATAAGGTCTTTCACATTCAGGCGGAAGGAACAGCTCAAGAATGTATGTTAGGGTATGACGCAACCTGGACTGCCTTGTTAAAGAGAGATCTCAGGAATGGGTCTATTGACCCTGGGATGATGAAGAAGCTGGATAAAGTGATTAAGGATATTAGACAGAGAGGAGGTATGATCAAGGTCCATGCTTATGAGGAGTTCGGGACAGCTTCGATGAAGGACGTTAGAAACTGGGCACTTGATTTCCTTAAGATGTACGGGTCTTTGCCTGACCTAATCATACTTGACTACTTGGAACTTTTTGACCCTGGAGACGGTAGGAGGTATTCTGCGTCAATGGAAGGTGAAAAGTTGAGGCGAGAGGCATCTGCGAGAGCCTTTAAAAATATCTGCAATGAGTTGAAATGTTCAGGAGCGACAGCCTCACAAGTGAATGACATATCACCGCAAGATTTCAATAGGGTAGATTGGTACATGACCAGGCACAACGTGGCAATGGCGAAAGGATTGGTAGACCCCTTCTCCTATTTTCTTACCTGGAACGTCAGTAGTGATGAGTACAATAAGAATTTAGGCAGGCTATACGTTGACAAAGCTAGGGATTATCGTGGTAATGATCATGATAGGTTCTACGATAGAAGTACTACGATAAAATTATACCCAGAAGACTATGAAGGTAAGTAGAGAAAGGCTGATTCAGGAGTTTAACCTTCGCCCTTTCGGTGCGAAAGGCTGGATGAACAACAAGAATCTTTCCTGCCCGTTCTGCGGTGGAGGAGGAGACAAGTTCGGTATTTACTTGAATGATCGTGGGTCAGGGAGTTTTCATTGCATGAGGTGCGATCAGAAGGGATCAATCTTCAAGTTCTTGAAAAAGATAGGGAGAATGGATTTGCTCCTGATGACAGAAGACGAGGACTTCACGTTTAAAGATCAATTAGAAAACTTCCTCGTTGAATCAAGACTTGAAGATAAGGACTTAGAATTACCAGAAATAGGCAAACCAGTAGGTTTTAAACCGATCACGAGTGATGGGTACTTGGAAGGAAGAGGATGGACTCCTTCTCAATTTGAGCAATTTCATGTAGGTACCACTATTGAGCCTACGTTGAAGGATAAGATTACCTTCCTCCTATATGAAGAAGGAAGATTAGTAGGTTACCTTTCACGGAGTAAAAAATCGAAGGAGTGGCATAAAGAAAACCTTGAAAAGGCGAAGAAAGGTCTTTGTAAGTTAGTACTGAGGTATGACAACTCGAAAGGAACAGAGTTTGAGAAAATAGTAGGAGGCTTGGATGAGATAGTAGAGGGGGAGACAGTTACCGTTATCCTAGTAGAAGGCATCATGGACAAGGCGAACACGGATAAGGTTCTAGGACTGAACGATCAGAAGGAAGTCAAATGCTGTTTCCCCTTCGGGTGTAAGTTATCAGACGAGCAAATGCTGAAGATCTTTAAAAGGGGGGTACAGAAAATTATTCTCCTTTACGATTCAGAGACAATCCAACAGGTTAAATCAACGTCATTAAAAATGACGAAATTTTTTGAGGTATTAATCGGAGAAATTATTATCTTTAAAAATCCTAAGAATAAAGGAGAAGGCATGAAGGATCCAGGGGAGATGAACCTGGAAGACTTTGAAAAAGTGTTCTCTAACTTGAAGGATCCTTTTGATTATTTCGTG